CCTGAGAATTTCAATTGTTATATGAATTGCTGTGCAAAGAAAGAGAATGTCAGTAAAGAGATACATGATGACGGTATCGTATCCAATGAAGATGACATATCATTCTGGCTGAATATATTGTAAAAAGAAGGAGCACCCCGGGGTCATCGCCTCCTGACGGGTGCATTGAAGATGTTTTACTCAAGCAGGAAGAACATATCACCAGTAATCCTGGTGTTGTTCGAGACCTCTGAGGTTCCAGCGTAGAGCTTGACCTTCTGAACGGGTGCCGATCCTGATGTGTCATCATAGACCAACGCCGTGATTCCTCCAGGCACGTTGACCGCCAGGACAGCCTGGAGTCTGTATGCAGGAATGAATCCGTTCGTTGTGTACTTGAACTCTTTGAACGATACCTTTTTCACCTTGTACCAGCCGGCAGCATTGATGTTGTGCTCGACCATAGTGTCGTAGGAAGGCTCTGCAACGGTGACCGTGACGACATAGTCTGTCTTGGTCGTTGCTGTTGTACTGTCCTGGACACTGTATGTGACAGGTGATGTGAAGTCGTTCGTTGTCGTTCCCGAGGTCTGAGAGGTGGCTCCGACCTTCACCACTGTATCGGTTGAGTCACCCTTATTGACCGTGAAGACTGCTACGAGTGCAGTCACTGTTGTTCCGTAAGGAACAGTGACTGCGATGGTGTTGGTTGCACCGGTAGTGATTGTACCGGTAGCCTCACCGCTGGTTCCATACTTGATCTTGAATGAAGAGAATGTAGGGGCTGTCGTCATATTATCACCTTGTTGTGAGTTTGGGAAGGGGTCTCCCCCTTCTTAGTCTCACTCGTTAAGGACGTTGACGAGTGCTCCCGAGCCGTTGAACTTGTTGGCTCTGAGCTCCTCCCTCATGTGGAGGAGGTATTTCTCTTCGAGGTCCATGGTGACCGCAGGGTTCTTGAAGGTCCACATGTCCATGGGTGTCAGGAGTGACATCCACATGTACTCGCCTTCGAGATCGATCAGGTCACCGAAGCTTGCGTTGGAAGGTGCCTCTGCCTCGTAGTCGTATGCCATGTTGGGTGAAACAAGGATCGGCTGGTTGAGGTATGAGTTGAATGCGATCGCTCCGTCCTGTCCCTCAACGGTCTCGAGACCGCCGACACCGACAGACCTGTACATCTGAGGTACGGTCTGGTAGATACGGTTGGAGAGTGCAAGCATGTTGAGCTTGTTCCACATCATGGGTGACATGATGTAGAAGCACTTCGCGCTGTTCTTCATTCCCTTCCTGTTCTGCTGACACTGGGTGTGCAGGGTGTTGATCATCTCGAGTGAGAATGCCCTTCCCTCTGCGTCGAGGATCTGTGAGTCGTAGTTGCTCCTGACGACCGTTCCCTCAACAGCACTGGCGGAAACGGATGTTGCTCCCTTGAACCTTCTGCCGGTCGTACCGATACCGCTGGGGTTCAGTCCGTCCCAGGGTGTGACGAGTGCAGGTGTGATGGTGACATCGGTACCTGCTGCGTTCTTGTATGTCTTTCCGACCTCGAGTCCTGATGCGACGATCCTTCTGATGGGTGTGAGCGAGGTCTCGACATCTGTCATTCCTGCACTGTATGAAGCGAACCAGGATGACCTGGGCTGTGCGTCAGTGATAGGCCTCAGAAGTGCCTTGTCGATCTCATCTGCGTAGAAGTCCGACATCGCCTGCATGTACTGCTCGTGCGAACCGGTATCATCGCCGCGGCTCTCGAGTGCCATCAGACCGAGACCATAGTTCCAATTCATGGGGATCTCTTTGTAGGGGACCCTGATCTGGTCGGGGTTGAGCATGGTTCCGTCCGTCAGCTTTCCGTCCTGGACAGTTGCCGCACCGATACCGAGGTACTGGTTGGGGTTGGCCATGATGGTGCCGTTGAAGACATCGACACCTCCTCTCTTGAAGTCCTTTGCCTGAGAGTAGGTGTTCTTGCTCATAATGAGCCTCATACCTTCGATGTTGTATGCTTTGGATCCGATGGCTGACACGACAGAGTCTGATGTCATGATTCCGATCTGCAGTTCCTTACCGAAGATGGGGTCGAACATCTGCTGCTGGGAAGCGTTGTAACCCGCAGTTCCAAGCGATCTAGCGAACGAGTTGCCTGCGTAAGCCTGCCACCCACCGGCGTAGTAATCGTCGATAAGGCGCTCAGCGTCTGCGGCTGTCTCGTTGTACGTGGTCATCTTCTGACCGTTTATGCTGAGGAAATTTCCTGTTGCCATAGTGTACACCTTGACTGTTTCTATTATCTCTATTTATCTTTTTAAAGGGTAGGGGGATTTCGCCCCCTTTTAGCTCTTTCCGAACCTCTTGGCGAACATATCCTTCACCGAGGGGATGGTCTGTTCAGTACCCATGTCGACCAGTCCGTGAGGCTCTGCAGCCTCCCTGCTGATCGCTGTGTACATTGAAGTGTGTGACTTCCTGAAGGACATCATCTCATTGACCGTGGGGATGTGCATTCCGATGTCTGCTGATTTCTTGCATTCCTCAAGGGTCTCAGTATCATCGGAATTCTGAACGGATGACGTTGCCTTATCGTATTCTGCCTGGGATGTCTGCTTCAGTCCGTGACCGCCGTATGAAGATACAGTTCTGTCCTTGAATCCGTATTGAGGTGCTTTGCCTTTGGAGTCGAGCTTCATGTGTGTCTTCACGTCTTTATCCGACATTCCTTCGGGGATCATGTCCCATCCTCCTTCTGCACTTGCCACTCTCTTCTTCGGATCGGGGCCTGCTGACTGATACTTGTTCTCAAGTTTCTTCTTCTTGTAGTTGTCAACGGGTGCGGTGAGTTTATCCATGAGTCCTTCTTTTACGGATTCGGATTTCTGTTCGCTCTCGGTCATCCCGCCGTTGTCCTCTGATGCCGTACCCTCGACATCGTCGGCACACTGTGCCGTGTATGTCTGCTCGGGTGCCTGTCTCGATTTTGCAACGGGTTCGTAGATCGAATCGAGGTCGACACCCTCCGACTTGAAGATACTGGATGTCACATCGCTTCCGAGCTTGGTGTCCATGAGCGTGACGACATCGTCCTGGATGGCCGCAGGAAGCTGAGTGAAGGACTTGGCGAAGTATCTGCACTTGTCCTCGGGGCTCACGTCTTCGAATGACTCGGGCCACTCGATGCTCTTCTTGATCGGTCCGGTCTTGAACGACCTGTGGCTTCCGCCTGTGCGCCTGGACTTCATCATCTCTGCCGTGGACATGAGGAACGGGGAGTGCTCCGCGTCGATTCCATCGACGGCTTCGACGACCTGTTCCTTGATCCTCTCCTTCGCGTCTTCGAGGATGGAGTCTATGATGCTGTCGATGGCGTCCTCCTTCTCGTCGGATGTCTCCTCGGGGGTCTGTTCTTCAGGCTCGTCGACGTCCTCCGTCTCGATCTTCACTTCGGTGACCTCAGGGAGATCCTCGGTGCTGTCCTTGTCCTCCTCCTTGCTGGGAAGGCCATCGTTCACACCAGGCTCTTCCTTCTTGTCGTCGTCGGACTCTTCGTCATCGTCCTTCTTTTCATCATCGGACTGGGCGATTGCTTCAGCCTTGATACCCTCTGCGGGGTTGGCGTCGCACTGCACGCTCTCGGAGTCAGCGGACCTCATCATCGGTTCGATCTCGTCCTCGGAGATCACGCCGTCACCGTTGGCGTCCATGGCTGCTGCCAGTATCTCCTCTGCTCCGGGGGGCAGTTGCTCTTCCATCGGAGGAGCGACAGGAGCCTTCTTCGCTTCAAGTGACTGATAGACGAGCGCGATGATCTGCTGTTTGAGTTCAGGGTCGTCCACTTCCATTGCGGTCTGGAGAAGCTTGTCCTCATCGGACTGCTTACCACCAAACACATCCTCCTCGTCACCTTCCTCGAAGAGCGGGGGAACGGGTTCCTCTGCAGGCATCTCGGGAGCAGGTTCCTGTGCGGGAACGGGTGTAGCTGCACCGTCCTCAGGCTGTGCCATGAGATCCCCCATGGGCTCCTGGGGCGTCTCGCCGCCGGGCGCTGCACCGCTCATATCCATAGGGGGCTCTGCCGGGGGTTGGTTGTCTTCGGGAGCTGAGAGTGCAGGCTCAGCGTCGACGGGACCGGCCGCCTCTGTGTTCTCTCCCTTGAGCTGGTCAACATCGGTCTTGATCTGCGTGACAGTATCCAAAATCTGCTGGATATCCTGCTGAACAGATTCTGATTTCCTAAACTGGGAGTCATTCTTTTCGAATGCATCCCACTGCTTTTCGGTATCCATGGTAATTACCTTATTTGTGTTATAGGTATATGAGTATAAAAAAGGGAAGAGGTTTTAACGCCTGCTTTTCCACTTGTAAACGGCATCGTCATGTGCGGCTCTCATGTCCGTAAGGAACTTCTTGAGGGCGTCCCTGCGTTCTTCAGGTGTGGTGAGATAACCGTAACTGCGATTGTGTTTCTCGATGATGGGTCTCATGTAGAACTTGTTGCCATGCTTTCTGACCATCGTTTCGGTCTCTCTCTGCAGGTCCTTGATCTCATCTTCGATGGGATAATCATCCGTCTTGGGCTGCTCGGGGCCATTGAATGTGAATTTAAAATCATCGAGCGCCGACTTCAGGAACGGACCGCCTGTGATGAACTTCCTGTTCTTGGTATCATAGGCAAAAGGCCTCAGCATCTTGCCGAATCCTTCGATGTCTTCGGGCTTCAATCTCAGAAGGAGTTCGTCACCGCGCAGTTCTCCTCTCTTGTTGAGAGGCATACCTGTCATCATACGGTCCATGATCGCTCTGACATCCCCTTCATTGTCCGCCATGTTGATGTCGGCCTTCGGCCATCTGAACATGAAACCACGCATGATCCCTTCAGGGTCCGTATAGGCCTTGCCATCATAATCGTGGTACAATGACAATGTCCTCTCATCCTTGAAAGGCGCAGCGTACAGGACCCCCTTGGAATTGTAGAGTTCGGGGTCGAAACCCGAGAAGGTCGGGTCCGCCCTCATCTTCTCGATGATCTCGGTCTCGGTGGGTCTGATGGCGTGGATGAACTCCATCTCAGGCTCATCCAATGATCTGGCGAATGTCATGTCCACCAATCTGTCATTCCTGCGTGCGGCCCTCATCATCGAACGTGTTGAAGGGATCAACGCATCCACTCCTTTGGTATTGTCCTTGTTTCAGATTGTATTTTACCCTGTGCCTGATTCTTGAATGCCTGTTGGGAGTACGATGGGTATTTTCTATTCTTTTCTTCATAATCCATTTTTGTTGGTTTGGCGGATTCGTTGTATCTATACGGTTTCTGTCTAAGGATTGCGTTCGGATTGAATATGAACATATGGTCAGGACCTTCAACATCCATATTGGCTATCAAAGCATCCTCACCATCGACATTTAACGGTTGACGTCTGATCTCCCTAGATAAGTTTATCTCTGGTCCAGCATGATTCTTATTACGGATGGCTTTAAGATACATGATAAGTTGGGGGCTCATATACATCGAGTCATAATCTTTAGCGATAGCATCCCAATTAGGCAGAACTGACTTGTCCTTGTCCATCGTCAGTTCCCCGTCAGGGTCCTCTGGGTTCTTGACCAGCAATGGATATTTTTTCAACAAATCCTGCCATTCCTGTTTATTATTAACTACGAGATGACGTGCGTTAGGATTTAGATCGAATGATACTCCGTTGGCAAACTGGCCCACGTCCTTGTCTGAAAGATCGAGCCCATCCATCATTTTCCACGATTCAAGCCAATGGGAACCACCGTGTGAATTTCTACGCGACGCATATACTGTATTCTTGGGCATCCCTAATTGATTGACATAATAAAAACTGGGGCTCCCGCTTCTCATATTTCTGCTTAAATCAGGATTTGTTATTTTTTCAGGGGCGATTTTTCCGCCCCTTTGCCACTCCCCCAATATTCCGCTTGTAATCCATTCATATGGCTCATCGTTATCCATCCCTGGGATGTCCATCTGTTCTTGAATCTTGGCTTGCTGGTTCTCTTTCATCACATCGGTAGCGGCCTGACCGAACATCTTCTCTGCCTTATTGGCTCTGGTAAACCCCCGCGTCACCACGGCTTCCCCTAATTTACCATTATAGTCGATATTGAGCCCATGTTTCCTGAAGTTGTCCTCGTCATCGATGAACTCAAGGAAGGACATGGGGATGTGTACCCCGTCCTCTCTTGCGTGGGCATCATAACCGATGGCTGTCAGTGACTTCTTGAGTGACATTATCGGGCACATCGCACTGTCCTTATGGAGTGTGTACTCCTGGATCCTGAGGTTGAACGCTGAAGCGGACTTCTTGATCGTTGCGTCCTTGTTGTAGTCCACAAGTGTGCAGTACTTGTTCATCGGCTCCACACACAATGAGATCTCGAGCAGCTGCTGGACATTCCTTCTGGTGTAGCACCCACGCTCATCGCACTGGTATTTGCCCGGTGCAGCTTCCCCGGCGATGGAGAGCTTGTTCATGCCGTTGACGAAGGATTTTCTGATATTATCATAAACCAGATCTCCTCCGAAGAGATTGCCGTATGCGATGATACCGTCCACTTCCCTGTTCTTGTCGTCCTTGACCTTACAGGGCTTCCAGTCCCATATCGTACCGACGGTGTAGTTGTGGTGATCGTTCTGGATATTCCCGCCGTAGTCGATGAACGAATCCATGTGCTTCTTTGTGCTCTCCAGATCGATGATGTCCTTAGCACGATCGATGGTGTCGGTGGATGCGATGATCTCAAAACTGAATGAGGAGGGAGCTTTTGCTACGGAGTGCCACGCCTTACGCTTCGCCTTTCTCGCCTCATCATTGTTCCGAGGGTTGCACTCATTATAAGCGGTCATCCACTTCGTTGCGTCCTCTTCATTGAGCGAGTTGAGCACGATCGTTGGCAATTCCCAAATCGACTGATACATCTTCACACCTCACATAGTGGTTCTTCTTCGATCCTTTACGCATAGTGATGTTCGGCATCACATATAATATGTAGGCGACCTCCCTGACCGGGACCGAAGTCAGCAGAGAGATCTCATCCAGTGTCATATATCCTGCCACGGAGATGCAGTCCGCAACACTGCGGATCCTGTCCGGGCTGCACTTGAAGAATGTGGACAGGACATCCACGGTGGCCTCTGCACGCTGTGCCATGTCCCCTCCGATGATGAAGTACACCTCCTTAGCATCTCCCGCCCTCTTGACCAAAGGCTGGTTCAGCCCGGATACCCTCGACAGAAGCTGACGCCGTGTCATTCCGAGACTGCAGCACAACGACTCTGCATAGATCAGCCCGTCCTTGGCATCAAGGAGACGCTTCCATATCTCGACGTCGATCTTCTTCATTCTCTCGCCTGCCCCGGTTTCCAATTGTACTTGGTCTCGGTATTGTCGAAATCGTGAACGTTCTGTGCCATGATCTTCGGCATCACCATTATCGATTTCTTGAGCTCGCCTGTTGCAACTGACTTGTTCTTTTCAAGATAATAGACCATACGCATCGCGAGGAATTGGACACAGGCATCAGCGATGTTGTCCGCATCCGTGAGGTTCATTATATCGTCGAAGTCTGTCATCTCCAGATCTTTGATCGCGGGTCTGATGTACGGGTGGGGTTTTGCGCCTTCTTCCATCACATGTTTGTAGATGGAATCGCCCTTCTCTGCCCTCTCTTTGCCGTGGATCCCGTCCTTGAGTCCGATCCATTCCCTGAATTTCAATTTGGTCAGAGATATCCTCTCTCCGGTCTCCTCATCCGTAGCCATCTGATCACTCTGCCCTCCCTTGGATGGAGTGGTCCCGTACTCTACGGCCTCAGCATAAGGACATTGGATGACGACGGTCTTTTCCTCGAACATCTCGTTGACTGCTTCCGTGACTGCCCTTTCCAAAGCCTCTCTGCCTTCATCGGTAAGCAGAAGGCTGATCCCTACGAACGCAGGGACTGCATCATCACTCATAGGTCGGCCTCGCTCATCGTCTCTTCGACCTCGTTCTTGGCCTCATCGATCTCGGGGTCCTCACGCCTTGCACTGCCTCTTTCAGGGGGGCCTTCGCCTCCGCCGTGGTCGCCGTCGCCTTCCTGGGGCTGCATCATCTGCATCTGCTGCATCATCATCTGCTGCTGCATCTGCTGCTCCTGCATGGCGGCCTGCTTGATCATCTGCTGCTGGTCGAAGGGGAATCTGGAGTAGTGGAACTCTCCGTCAAGCCATTCGCTGAGGTAGCCTGCCTGTTTCATCTTGAGCATCTCATCGATCTTGGCCATCCTCTTCTTAGCGTCAGTCTCGGATTTAGTCGGGCGGTCCATGACGATGTCCCAGTCCTTCAGACCGGGGAACCAGACCTTGAATCCCTTTTCGAGAAGATCGTCGATATATGACAGCTTGTCCATAAGAAACCTGTCGAATGCCACGATCTGCTGGCTCTCGTTGTTCATCCCTCCGCTGGTCTCGACATCACCGGCGAACAGGTTGGGCACGCCGACGAATGCACAGACACGGTTCATGATGTTGTCCTTTGCAGCCAACGCAGCCATGACATCTTCTGTACCGAGGTCGAGTGCGTATGGCCTCATTTCCGCGGTCTGACCCATCACGGGGGGCATGCAGACGATGGGGATGGAGTTGTCATTCTTGGCGAGGGTGTCGGTGATACCTTTGGTGACCTCATCGATATCATCATCCTGAACACCGGGGATGAACATTAGTTTACGGACGACACCGTAGTTGTAACGTTTGAAGAAGTGCTTCTCGAGAGCGTTCCATGCTCTCAGGTCATCCCAGATGCTGTACCAGATCGGGACGCCGTATGTCAGGGCAGGTTTGAACCAATGTGCCTGATAGACCTCTTGTGCGGTATACAGCCAATACTTACCAGACGCACCGACATTGGAACCGACCTTATATGCCGCGGCATAGATCTGCTTGCCTTCATCGGTGAGATTCATGATCTCGTCGATGTCTGCCTGTTTGTCGCTGTTGAGATTCAGCATCTTGTTCCTGTTATCCATGGTGAATCCGTAGGTCTTGCCCACTTCACCACTGTCATCGAACAACTGCTGGACCCTGATGGGATCGATCGAAAGGAATTCCACCGGGATCGTCAGAGCTTTCTCCCCGGTCTCAGCATCATAGGTGGTGCGTGTATTGCAGACAAAATATGCTTGGTTCAGTTGATATTGTGTGAACGCGAATGATTTGATGACCTCTTTCAGTGTCTGCCCGGAATTATTGGCCTCTTCGATCCAGGTCTTACCGTTCTTCTTCATCAGAAGTCTCTTCTGTTTAGGGTCGGGTTTATGCAGGTGTTCGAGTCCTGCACCGCAGTCGGGGCATTCATCGATTATCGACTGCGACTCGTATCCGCACATGTCACACTTACGTGCGAATCTTGGTTTGAGGATGATGTCAAAACGTGTGAGCTCCACTGCAGACCTCAGTGCAAGGGTGAATGCAAGTGAGTTCTCCTGGAACATCTTGTACATATCCGTATAAGGCGCCCACCAATTGTTCTGCCGAGTGACACGATAGTATATGTCCTCGGGACGCTCTCCCCCGCCGACCTCAAAGGTCCTTTGTTTCTTGGGTTTGACATTCGGATCGATGGGCGTACCCATCACCATCTCTGACATTATGTCGATAGGAGTGGGTGCTGAACGTTGGAACGGTACCGTCCTGTTGACTATGGGCGGGACCGAGAATATTGAAGAGGCCATGGCTATCAACCTGTATATAACATTTAAATATTTTATTTCTAACGTCAGTAGAAGCAGAAGAACGAGGGGGGAGTGACCGCATCAGGGTCAGGAGCCTCGTGTGTCGACACCACACGGCTGTGTCTCTTCTTCGGTTTTTCCTCATCCTTCGCCTCCTCCTTGGCGAGAGAACCGGTGATGACGTTGGTCGCTTCTATGCCTTTTGCCTCCACGACCTTTGCGTGTCCCATCTGATACAATGCCGAGGTACAATAGCGGAGGGCATCGCAATTCTTCACCAATATCCCATTGGCGAAATAATCATGGGCAGTCTCAACCGTTATGTTGTATACGTCCTCTCTGCGTATCGGACCTGAGACACGCTGTACACGAATAGTATCTTTCTCCGTGATCAATTCATCACCGTACGATACGTCCTTCATTTCTTTTACACCTTGTGTGGTCACAACTCTATGGTCCGCAGTACCCTCTACAAAATGACCGTCAATGGTCTCCAAACGGTATATCTCCGCATCTTTCTTCGTAAGTGCCCAATCTGTGACCTCTTTCCACCCCTGGCTGGACAACACCTTCATACCGACCTTTACATCCTTTAACGGAATGTGTCCGTTCTCGGTCATGATCAGTGTCGAACCTACCAGACAGGCGTGGTCGTACTCCTTCTCAGGCTCTCCCGTGAGCTTGCCATCCTTATCCACCTTGTATGCATACAATTGGATCTCGGACTTGAAGTTCTTGCACTTGGGATGGATGTATATCGTGAATTCCTGCAACCTGGCTATACCGTTCCTGACAGAGTCGGGACCTTTGACCGCAGGCATGATGTTGGGCAGACGGTATTTGTCATACCTGACCTCCCCCGTCTCACGGTCCACGACCTCTTCCACCAACCCTCTCCCCGATTTGAGTTCATCGATGGATTTCGGTTCGGCGGAATCGGCGACGATCCTCTCCCCGGCGTATCCCGCCTGGGTTATCACCTTCGCAATGTCCAGATTGGTCATCCCTTTGCTGTATATCTCGTCAAAGACATACATCTCGTGCTTCTGGATGTCGGCAACGGCCGCTATGAAGGCATTGTACGATGTCTTGTAACCGAAGTCAAGACCATAGATGGCCTTCGTACCCGGTCTCTGAAGAATCTCCTGATAATCGAACTCCTTCTCGACCCAGTTGTCGTAGATCAGACCTTCGGCACGGCCCCAATGACCATAACAGATGACCTCGGCGGCACGGGGGTTGATCTCTTTCAGATTCTCGTACCATTGACGGTCCTCATCCGTGATCCCGGGGTTGTCCAGATACGTGGTTATCATTGCCAGCGTGTCATCACGCTGTTTATCGAAATATTCGGTCTTCAGCCAGTGGTCGGGACCCCACGGGTTGAAGGAATAGATGAAGGTCTTCGACAACCCGGTCTTTGGGGGGATCGCACGGATAGAACCCTGGATCTTCAGGATATCATTGTAATCCGTGATGTCGAAGGCCTCTTCGAACCACACCCATGCCAGATAACCGCCGTTGTCTGCGGTGATCGATGCTAACTTGTAGGCATTGTCCAGTCCCCTGAACAGGATCTTCTGGTCGGTCTTCTTGTACCTTATCTCCAGCGGACTGTATGTGTGGGACCAATCCTCCGGGTTGAAATAGGTATTGATGATCTTGATGAGGTCTGCATAACAGGAGTCCCTGATGGTGTCTGCGACCTTTCTTACCACGAGTACGTTGAGATATGGGTTCCTCATGATGTTGTAGATGATCTTGAGGGCCACGAAATATGATTTTCCCGATCCTTTTGACCCTCCGAGTACCAGATTCTGTTTATCAGTCGTCCACGCAGGATAGTATGCGGGGGAGATTATCTCTGACAGACGGAATTCAGGCATCGTCTTCCTTCACGGATTCTGCAACGGCAGTGATCACGGGTTCAAGGGCAGGGCGAGGGATATCATCGATGAATGTCACGGACTCGACCGAGACCTTACTCTCCTTGACCGGTTCCCAACCTGCATATTTGCATAACCATTCGGCGGATTTGACATTGCCGCTGACGGCCTCTTTGACCTGTGCGAGGACCACGGCCACCTGTGCCTCTACATTCGCACCCTTCAGTTCCTTGAGGGGGATGGGGTTCTCCTGTGATAGTCTGACGATCTCGCCTTGTCTCAAAGGAGATTCCATGATCAATCTTATGACATCTTGAAGACCGGAGGTACGACGTGCTCTGTCGGCTTTATCCTGATCGGCCTTGGTGGGGTTCAGTTTGCGTTCAGGATCGGGAGTATACATATATCTCTAAACACCGTTGAAGTATTTAACGCCTATACGCCTTTGCCTGTGTATATTCGCCCATAGGGGTCAATTGACCGCACCTGCAGCGCATCGGGAGACCGGATGCGGGGCCGCTGTGTTTGGTGTGACAATGAGGACACACCCACGGCTTATACTCGTTGTCCATCATCGGACTGCCCTTGGGGCATGCGGGGGTAGGGAACCCATGGCCGAAGAAATCGAAGTATTTCTTGGCAAAACTGTCATAGCCGACCTCGAGATAGGGGTTCAGACCTTCCATCTTGTCACGCATGTTCTCATAGTCTTCCATCTCGACATCCCAGTTGCGCATTCTCCGTCTTGCTTCGCACTCACGGAAATACTGACCGTTACGCGCCTTGTTGACCACTTCGTAATCCACACGTCTGGCAAAGATCTGAGGATTGCCGCTGGTACGGGCGTACGTCTTGATGTTCTTCAGCATATTTTTCTCGAGCTCTTGCTCGAAGGCCTCTGTCACTCTTCTGACCATAGAAAAAGGTAAGGGGTTTAAGATATAAGGGGTTTAGGGAATTTTAATCCCCTGATTCTTTCTTTTCAGAAGAATTGTTTGAATATGCGCCTCTCGGCACACCCCTTTATGTAGTCTCCGTAGTGTCTGCTTGTACATCAGATGAGGGTTCATCATAGACACTTGAATATAATTCTGGTTCTTCCCAATTTACGGGTTCGCCAAACAACATTATCTCCGCTGTTTGACTATCGACCCCTTGTGACCGGGAACATTTTCCAATCAAATCTTGCAATTTTGCAATTGCCGCTTCTTTCTTCAAATCTGATTTCTTTCTAACAGGTACAGGTTTACTATATGCACCTGTCGGTACGCCCTTTGCAAACCTCTCAGCCATGAGCTGAGATACACCTTTTGTCTCAAGTTCTTCTCTTCTTGTCATAGGATGACTCTCCTTTATCGATGTTTGTGACTCCAATTGTTTCTCGAGTTCTTCGGGAGTGATACCGCGCTTTGCGGCCTCCTCCTTCAGATACTGCTGATACATATTTTCGATCTCTTCATCCGTAGGTGGTTCGGACATCATTTGCATAATTTCCTTATCCACTTCACTTCCTCCTATTGAACCTCTCCCTTATGAGTTCTGAGGTACTCTTTTTGATCACAGAGTCACCCATGTGCTTGACTTCTGAACCGTTGGCATCATCTCTGATCGTGGGTTCCGTAAGATCCTTCATGGTCAGACCGCCGACATCGGTCGGTGCAGGGTCGGCATCGGTCCTGCGTCTGACACGAGAGCATTTGGACTCGGTCGCTGATGCCTTGATAGGCACAGAGATCTTCTCCTCTTCTTTCTCGAGCGGCTCTTTGGGACCACGGTCTTCAACGATCTCTGACTGCGGTTTCTCCTTTTTCTTGTCCGCGGCGGCCTTCTGGCCGCTGAACATCTCGAAGAACTTGTCCGCATCACCGACATGGGAAAGGTCGGGGTTTTCGGAATCCATGGTGGAAATGTAATTATCTATGTCCAGCCCATTGAAGAACACATCATTCAATATCGGGTATGCGGAATCGAGATATGCATTACTCTCGGACCCGGAAATGCCGACATTCTTCACATAATCATTCATTTGATCGACCGATGCACCAGGTCCGGGTTTGGCGACAGGTACCTCGACCCTTTCAGGGATGGTTCCGATCTGTTCGATGAATTTTGCGACATTTTGCTCGATGGTGTCCAAATCACCTGCATTTGGGGCCTTCCAGACTGGCATGCCATACTCATCACGACCGCCGTAGACCCTCATCATACGGTCAAAGATGGACATCTTTCCAGACTTGGGGTCGAAATCGGCTTTTTCTTTGGCTTTGTCGATATATTTCTGATTGTATGCTGCCGGCACATTATGCGAAAGAACACTCAGGGGCACGTTCTGCAGGATGTCCTGTGCGATCTTTGATTTACGTGCATTGAACTTCTCTGCGCCTGTGATCTTCGCGTTCTTTCCTTTGAGTTCGTCGCTGCCGCCTTTATTTTCTGCGGTGTTGATCGCATTGATGATGTCGGACATCGAAGTCTTATCTAATTCCCCGGTCATCCCGAGAAGGTCATTATACAGATTCTGTCTTTCCTGTTTCAGGTCTTCTGCATATTCTGCATACTGATCGTCTTTGAGATAATCTTCTGTATCATAATAATCATTGATTATCCTGTTCACTTCATCTACGTCGATACCTGTGTTGGCAAGCATCTCTGGGGTGAGCACTTTAGGAGATTCTCTCCCCTGCCCAAGAAGTTTTTCTGCTGTGATTCCCCTGGGCGTCTCGTCATCATACGTCTCTTCTGTTTCACTTTCCACAACGTTGTCGTCCCCAAGGAATCTCATAAGACTTTCTTCTCCCTGTCCTCTCATGTTGAAGAACTGTCCCTGGGACATCAGATCGTTGATGATCTGTCTGTTGACGCCTTGGTCGAGGGGCATCGTCTCGTCGAAATCCTCTTTGAGCTCTACCTCTCCGTTACGTGCCATCTCACGATATGTGTCGATGATCGCTTTTCTTCCAATATCGGAATTCATGAACGCAGGAAGACCATTATAGAATCCGTCGGCAATCTTGGAAAGTTTCCTCTTGGCATCGTCTACGAGTTTATCACTGCCAGTGAGATTCTTTGAGATCCTTTCGATGAGACTGCGGTCTTTTCCTGCAGCATCGTAGAAATCCTGATATTTTGAAATGACGTCTTCAGATTTTAACGGTGTATAATCTGAATTGTCCTGTACATCTGCGTTCTCGATCGCTGTTCTCGCTTCTTTTTCCATTTTATTTTTCAATGCGTCAAGATCCGCATCTGCATATCTGACCGGTTTGTTCGATGTGTTGGAAAGAAGCTCTTTATTGAGGGAAGATACGAACGGATCGTCGAATATGGAATCTGCGAACTCATCATCGGGATCCTTGGTGTTGCCTGTCTCCCTTGTAAATTCAAGTCTTTTCAGGATCGGGTCGGGAATCTTGATGTCGTTCACCTGAGCATAGTCGATGATAGATGCTGCACTGTTCTTATTGCGCTCCCTCATGGGCCCTTCGTTATACTCATATTGGTACTTCGGACCGCCGTAATTCACTACTTTGTTATCGTTTCCCGCATCGATGAGTGATTTGTATGCCCTCATCAACGGATTTTTCATAAGGATTCTATCCGGTCCCTTAAGGTTATCGACAAATGCTTTGATCACTGCCTCCCCTTTCGCCGGGTCTTTCTCTGCGATAGCGCTGAGAAGCGTTTTCTTGACATTCTCGTCGTCACTGAATTTAGTTCCCTTGAGTGCTTCCGCGATACGGTCGTCGCCCGTCGGTGCGGCATAATCCTCGTACCCTTTACCTCTGGCGTAGTTATAATACGACATCATATCGTCGAAATCGAACCCATCCGCATGATTCGTCCAGAACTCGTTGTTACCGTTGTTCCCGAGTCTCTTCCTCATAAGCGGTTCAAGATAATTCCTCTCCTGTACTGTGAGGTCTCCTGCGGAAAGACCACCGTTCTCCAACATGATCGCCCTCTCATCGCCGAACAGCTTGGCAAATTCATCGATGACACCGTCATCTATGGCATGTGCTCTCATGTCGTAATCGTCGGTCTTCTCGTTCCTGGCGGCCATGTCCCATCCGAGTGCACCGGAGATCTTTCTCAGGTATTTCTTCCAATCACTCTTAAGGTAGTCCAACGCATTGCTGAACGGGCCTTCGGGTGCCATCGCTTTCAGCTTATCGATGGTGACCAGCATCTTCACGGCATCATTGAATCTGGAACCGAGCGTCCTGGGGTCCATCCCGTATGTGCTGAATGCAGGGCTGCCCCAATCATACGACTCTCCGCTCCTTGTCTTGGTATCTCCCATGGAGTATGCGTTCATATACGGTGCCGCCCATTTCTGAGCTCCGAGCAGTCTGCCCTCGAACTCATCATCTGGGACTTCCCTTATGATATCCATCAGCGCAGACCCGAGCTTGGAACGCCAGTCCTTCACAGCTTTATTGCCCTCTTTATCCCCCTTGACCGCGACGGGAACCTCTCCTTTTGCATACTCATTTGCAAGAAGACGGAGAAGCAGATCTGGACTGGGCATGAAATTGAATGTTCTGGGGGCCTTCACCTCAGCTCCTTTCCCCTCCGGAAGATCCTCAGGGGTTTTCGCATCACGTACTCTCTCTTCCTCATCCTTCTTTTCGGAAACATCCTCGCGCTCGTCCGGATTGATATATTTCTGATTCTCGAAAAGATCCTCATCCTCTGCACTTACTGCCGAAGGGGAATAGGGTTTTGCTCCAAGCGCGAGACGCATGAGGAAACCAAGGGGGTTGTATGAAAGTCTTCTCCATTCAGGCGTAAGGAGACCCTCGGGTCTTTTTGACACGTTCTCTACAGGGGCTTTCGGTGCAGACCCCTGGTGGATCCTTGTGAGGTCTGTTACTGGCTCTTTTCCCGGTGCATCGGATTTGAACTTTCTTTCGAATTTTTCCGTTTTATCTGCAAAAGCTGAAAAATCCGCACCCATAGAGCTTTTACGTGATTTTCTTCTTTCTTTGATACACTGTGAGATGGATTTGCTGAAATCTGACTCTCCGACGGCCTCGGTACTCTCGGATTTGATCTCTTCGAGCTCCTTGACGCCGTCCGTCATCCTTTTCTTATCCTTCGGCTCCTTCTCTGCCGCGACTGCACCCATAAGGCCTGCATGCTCGATCTCGTCGTATTTGTTATCCAGCATCGCCTTCTTGGTGTCCTCGTCCTTGGCGTTCTTCGCCGCTATGTCGTATTTGACGGCTGCCTCGGTCTCTTCCTTTACCTGATCGAGTGCTGCCTGCTCATCGGTGGTGATATCACTTGCAGTATAATTGGCCATGCGTGATATATCGTATGCGGACTATTTAACCGATTGCGGAAAATGACACAACATCATTTGATTCTCTTCAATGCTCTAGGCATGACCGATGCAAGCTGCGGGTCAATCACTATGGTATTGCCGTGTTTGCGGTTATAGCTGTTGACTAAATTGTAGAACGAAAGAACTGCGTCCTTTGCTCCTTGTGTCGGGTTGGGGCCCATGGCCTCTTTGATCGCTTTTTCGACTGATGCCATATACGCCTTGGGGTTACGCAAGCTTGCCACGGCCTTTTGGAATACGGGAGACTTTTGAACCTCTGATACATATTTTGTAACAGCTACCTTGGCCTTGTCCGAATCTGACAGCACATTGTTTGTTGCCAACGCATCAAAGAACGCCCTCCCGTTCTTTGACATGATCCCGCCTATGATCGGACGGATGTTCTTTCCGTTCGAGCCGACGATCACGATCTTCTTCGGGTCGAAGAAGGAGTACTGCGGTAACGGCTGCCCCTGTCCGCTGGTCGGGCCCGCGGGTGGCTGCCCGCCGGTCCCGTTGATGGAGCCAAGATTCAGATTCCTGATCTGAGTTGCGGTCAATCCGACAGCCATCGCGACCTCCTTGAGATTTGCAGGAGGGACCGTTCCGGAAATGTGCAGAAGATTCAGACTCGTATCATAGTCTGACAAGGCCTTGGCGACTTTGTCCTGCATCTCACTGGCGATCGTAGCCTGTTCGCCGTCCGCACGCAGGACCGGGTCACCATTCGCGTCGAATATCTTGGTCTCCAACCCTTCGAATTTAGCATTGGGGTTGGTCTTTAGGTCGTTCTGATAATCTGCCCATGCCTGGTTGAGCTTTTGATTGGATATGGCGATCTCATTATAGATCTCACTGTACAATGCTGCCTTTGCATTCTCGGATGTGGGCACAACGATGTTGCTCTTGCGTCTGACTGCATCGAACCACTGTGCACCGGTCATATCCTGCCCGTCAGCACCTCTGATGTATTGAGGCACCATCTGGTATTTCTTGCCGGGAATTGTGCGCTCCAATTTCTCAAAGACATTCGCGTGAACATCTGCGAGCATGAATGCCGGTGTAAGTTTTGCTCTGTCGTAGTTAAGCTGTGCCTGCTGCTGATCCAAGACCTGTAACTGTTTTTGACGTTCTGCAGGGGAAAGAGCTGTGTTCGCGTTGATCTTTGCCCTCTGACTCATTATGCCCTGTTCTGTCCTGTCCAAAACGAATCTCGCATCTTTGATGAGGTTCTTATTCGGTACGAATCCGACCTTGTTGATGGTGTCTATGTCCTGAAGCTCATACCCTCTGTCTTTCTTCAGGTTCATGTGTTTGACCTTGTCGACCAAGGAGATATTGGGGTCACTGATATATGCGTCCCTGACATGGTATTTGTATTCATCCATCTGCGCATAATCATCGTTGACTGCATTCTGGAATTTGTAGTAGCGGTCCTGCCAGAGTTTCTTCTCGTTCGGATCGGTCGTCTCAACAGCCTTTTTCAACAACAGATCTGTCAATTTCTTGTTGGTGTTGAAATCAAAACGTGCACCTACTTCAAAATTACCTGCTGCATCGTCCATGCCGTTTTCGATCATCATGTTGAATATGGCCTTATCCTCATCTGATAAGGCATTCCCTTTGGCGTCCGCTCCAGTCTTCAATATATTATCGATCCTATAGAGATTTTCATTTTTAATGTCCTTACGCTGCTGTCTGGCGGCAGCGGTATCTCTGCGGGCATCCATATCGATCCTTTGAGCATCCAATACAGCCTGTGTATTGACGATGTTGTTCTGAGATTTCTTCCTCTGCCCGATGTTGGCCATTTCACGTGCAGTCCTGTTTATCTGTTTTGCCAGAATGCCGTTCTTATCCATTTTAACAGGATCGAGTCCCTGGTCCTTGAGATATTGCCTTACTTCTGCTTCGTATTCTGTAGCAATATCCCCCCAATCTGAATCCATCGATGCTGCATTCAACTTATCTACATATTTCCCGCGAATCTTCTCAAGATCCTGGAACTGCTCAAATTCTTTATTCTTAGCAAGGGCCTTTTTATCAGCTTCATATTGTTTTTGAAGCCCGGCCACCGCATCCTGAGTTGCACCTGCGGCCCCTTGCATGGTATTAAGAGCAGTATTCATCTCCGTGGTGCCCAATGGTGATGGATTCAACACCCCCTGAATAAGCTTTCTGCTCACATCCCCCATTTTAGCCGCAAACCCTGTAATACCTGAAAGCGCACCAAGTGCAGCATTACCGATCTCTCCGACCTTAGATAATTTTGGCGCTTTGATTCCGGTATTTGACGCAGAAGGTGCCCGTGCCGCCATCGGTTCAGGCACACTGTTTGACTGGGTATCCTCTGCAACGGTAGTAAGTTTGGGAACACCGGCCGCTGGACCGAAATTGGACATGTCCACCGGCGTATGTGTTGTTGATGGGTCTATGCCTGCGGTCAGACCGTTCGCAGTACTTTGCGTATATCCATGGTCCCTCCTGGCTCCTCTTACCCCTTGGTTCACTACCCTTCTCCTGATATTGTGTGCTGCATCAATTGAAATCGCTGCTCTATCTGCCTGTGACAATGTCGGATCGGCACGTGCATCTCTGATTGTTTCCTGCATCCCGGGTGATGCTGTATCTCCGGTCTTTTTAAAAGAGGTGGGCTCAGGCATATATGCTCTTTATCGTCACCTGTCTATAAAAAAGAATGGTGAAAAATGGTTTATGAGATGTTTATGATGTCCATGAACATGTACAGTTTGGGAGGATTCAACCCCATTGTCGTATACAGATATGCTACGAACTGTTCAGGCTCGATGGTGTTCTTGTATTTGTCCCAAAGTCTGCTGACCGTCTTAGCATCGAATTGAGGCATCGTAAAATGAAAATCCCCGGTCCTGCATCTGAGATTGACAATGGCAGGCATCGTCGTCGCATCATTCCTTTTCGGGGAACAATCGATCGTTCTTTTGATGTCCTCTCTTATTGCCGTCGCAATCTCATATGCAGTCTTGGGCGCAGAAGCGGTCGGTTCTGACGGCTGTGTACCGTCCGACTCCTTCTCAACGACCGGCTCTGCAGGTGCGGCAGTCTCCTCGACGATCACTTCCGGAGCAGGGGTCGTTTCGACCTCTTCGACAGGTTCTTCTGCGACCTTCTTTCTGCGGCTCATAGCTCCCACTCCCAGCAGAACAATTCAGACTCCATCCCGAGTTTGTTGCCCTGCTTGAGGATGACTGCGGGCGTGATCCTGCATTTGTATTCATCACATAATTTGGCGAGTTTCTGCGATTTTTCGATCAATTTCTGTTCAGAATAGAAGTCTGCATAATCGACGCGGGTCACACATTCCTTGTATGCCCTCTCTGCTTCTTCCGCAGACCCCATATCGCACTCTGCCATCACGGTGATCGCATGTTTCGCCTCCTTGAACTCTCCGCCGCAGGTCTCTGCCATCGCCCTGAAGAGGATCTTCATGGAATTTGCTCTCAGCGCACTCCCAGACTCGACATTCTCGAGTGTCAGGAAGCATAATTGTATCATTTTCTTCTTTTTCTTCGATGCTGCCATCATATCGTCTCCTGGATCGTTACCGGGAATTTGTCCTCCGACTCCCAGTTCCCTGCCTGGGTCATATATTCCTTCGACAGGATCAGCAGGCCTTGTCCTGCGAACCCTAGAAGGCTTTCTTTCTTCTGTATGTCGTCCCAATACTTGTTCCACATCGCCGAGTCCTCGAAAGGGCGGTTCATCAGCTCCAGTCCTTGGGTATTGTAGATTCTTATCCTGTATTTTGCCATCTCAGGCACCTCTGATTTTACGGAAATATTCTGCGGGTGTCGCAGGGTCCAGTTTCACCTCATCGATGAAGACCACGGGGAACGGTTCACTCATTATCCCCCTGAACGCAGCTTCCGCGAGATCGTCAGCGGACTGGTCCAGATTGAAATGGCCGTACTCTATGTTCGCGCGGTCCAGCAACATGCAGAGTTTCTTGCAGTTCGGGCAGTTGTCTATACAAAAGACTTCAATCTTTGACATTTTTCAACACCTCTTTTATGTGTTCCGGAGTGGAACATTCACAGAACATCTCCCCCAGATCCGTGAGATCGATCTTCTTCCTTGACAGAAGACCGCCGCAGAACATCACCAGTCCCGCATCGTACGCTTCGTCGACAAGCATCCACGTTTCTTTCAGCGGAAGACCCATATATACGCTCAGATCCTTGATGGTGTGGATCTTATCAGCGGGAATGGTGATGGGATTCAGCAGATCGACCGCTTTGAGCAGGTTCAGACCATCGTCATTGGTCAAAAATGCTTCGATTTTCTTCCTGTTGTTCATTTTTTTACCTTCTTTTTCAGTTTCTTGGTGACCATCATCTTGATCAAGCCATCCATCGTGTCCGTGAGATCGTTCAGATACTCACTTATGTTCTCAATGGATGAATTGTCCGTATTGATGTATGCTTTCAATTGGAACAGAGCACCGATCAACGAATCGATCGATATCATCGCATCATCGACAAGCATCGCCCTCTCGACGATCTGCATCACCCTTGGAGGGGGGTTCTTATTCTCCTCCTTGATCTTGAATTCCTCATCATCCATGCGATCAATCCTCTATTATGAGCGGTGCAATGAATATCTTCATCGAATATGTATCTTCATCGATGGATAATACCATCGGTGCGTTCGTTTTCATCGATATCGTGATCATCACATCTTTCGGCAGCGATTTGACGATGGGAAGAAGTACAGCAGTGGAAAAGACAGCGGTCTGCTCGCCTTCTTCCAGAGCTGCAGTCCCATCCACGACCATCTCTGCCGATTCTGTATCCGATCTTATCGAGAATCTCAGTCCCGCATCGAACATCGTGGCCATGACGCCGCCGTTATCGGATTTGATGTCCGTGAAACAGGACTGTTTGAGTGTCGTAAGGATGTCATCGCTCATCACAACGCAGGTGTCCCACCCTTCCAGCGAAGGAACAGGTCTTGCCTTCTCTTCCGGATCGATGAGACGGTGCGTCCTTTTGGATTTGTCGTATTTTACAACGATCTGACCGCCTTTGACCTCCATGTCGCACATCTTGCCCTTCTGCAATGCTCCGAGCAGGAACGGGATGGATAAGGATGTGGCGGATTCCATGTCACACCCGTCCGGGAATGCTGCGGGTTTCGCAACGGCCTTCACGATCGAAGTGCATGAAGGATCCATCGCATGAAAATCCAATCCTCCATCGAGAGGGATCGCCGTGATCTCCCTGATGCTCAATGCATCCACTTCTTTGAGGATATTGATCAATGCATCGGAGTCGACCTTCATGATCTGTCCCCCTTCATCTGATACCAACGGGTGTTCTTGCATCTAGGACATTGTTTGGGTCTTCTGGTCACAAGTGCCCAGACGTTACCGCAGCGGCAGCATCTGGCATGTGTGACCTGAGTGCCGCAGACCGGACATTCGTTCCTGTCCTTAGAATATGGGAAATATTTCCCGCACGCCTGACACCAGTCAAGCGGCGGGTTTGGGTTCTTACGGTTTGGCATAATGCCAATATAGCATTATGATATATAATTATCTGCTTCCCTTCATACGACTTTTGAAGAGTGAGTGTGTGGATGATTTCACGATATCGACACTTCCGCTGTCATCCGTGACCACATCTTTTTTCTTCATCCTTGCGGCACGCATTCTGGCGAACATGTCGGTAGTGGATTCGTTGAACTTCTCCAACTGGACCTCGGACTCCTCTTCCATCTCGGGAGTCGCTATGGGATCTTCACCTTTCACCACCCATGCGTCTCTGCGGGTCCTTGTCGTAGAGGGCATTCTGCCGATCCTGGGCGCATTCTCGCGTCCAGGGACCTGTATGATATTTGTGAAATCCCATATCGGGGCTTCGAGTGCTGAAGCATAGACTGATCTGGGAGTATATGCGCCGTCAGATTCGTCGTACATCCTTCTGACCCCGGCGAATACCTTTGGATCGAGTGCTCCGTATTTGGGACTGAAACTTCCAAGTGTTTTTTTGTCGACCCAATCCTTGTTCAGACTGGCCAGAGGTGATGCGAAAGAATCTTCTGCAAGAGAGAAGGCGGGGATCAACGACACCTCATTGTTGTCATCGACATCCACTATTGAGAAAGTACGCTGTCCGGGTGTCTGAGGGTCGTTCCATGAAGCTATGATGTCCCCGTTCGGTGTCGAAAAGAGCGTCATGTTCTCCGCTCCTTCGATCTTGCCGCGCATCATCTTTCCAATCGTTCTGCCCAGGGTGTTCGCAGTATCTTTTCTGAGGTTTGCGCGTGTATCTTTCCTCTTCCCGGCCATATACTTGTCGAATTTCTCATACTCATTCATTTCCTGTGCAGTATTGCCCGCATGGAATCTCCCCGTATCATCCACATACGAGTAGTTCTTTTTGATGGGACTCGTCCTGTAGCAGTTCTGTAGTGTCATATTCGACAGATTACATTACGTGTATTTAAACGAAAAGCGGAATCAATCGAACGTGACCACCCTGTACACGCCATCTTTCTCATAGATGTACCCGTGCTCCGACAGCCAATCGACATACTCCTGAGATATGTCCCCAGTCGGGAAGACTTCCCCTTCATACCTGAGATCGTTGCTTATCACGACGTCATTGAACGCCTTAAGGGCACGCCCGTCGAGCGTGTCCACATCGGACAGGGAGTCTTCCAGCACCTCAGGCTCATCAGGGAGCTTATCGACCGTGCTGCTGTCATCGGACGCCTTGATACGCTTGAGACCTTTGACCCACCTGGTGCCGTAACGCACCATCTTCGCCGTGGATGCCCAGAAGTATGTGCCTCTGCGCCATGCACGGTATGCGGTCTCCATATCTTTGGTGATCGGCTCACCGGAATTGAGCTTATACACCGCGGCAAGTATCTCTTCCCTGCAGGTGATCCTGTCGATGCTTGTGAATCCGTTCATCGGATCGTTGAGGAACGTGTCTATCATCGACACGTGCGGGTTCTCCTGTGTGGCGAACGATTGCATGATCTTGGCCGGCAGCCACTCGCTGTCGATGAACGAGGGCTCCCCTTTCTGGGCGAGAAGATATGCCTCCGCCCACACCTGTTCCACATTATACTGTGTGCGGTATGAGAAATCGGAAGGTGTGCAGTACATCGGATAATAACGTCTGTTACCGGTCAGATCGGTGAAAACGTCATCGAGATTCGACGTTGCTGCTAAAATGAAGTGTCTGGGCCACGATTGTTCGCGGCGGGCATAGGGTTTACGGTATTGATCGGATGACATAGAGATGAATCCCTTGAGGGAATCTTGATCCTTCGTCCTTATGGCCGTACTTTCGGCCAATTCTATGATCACTTTCCCTCTTGCCGCATCGAGGAATTTGGCGATGCCTTGCGTGCTCGTGACGTCGGACAGGACATCCTTGAACCACTGCTGTTTCCCCGCTGTATATCTCAGACCGGATGTCTTACGGCATTTTCCCTGCGGGGAGATCAGTACAGGCACGATCTCGTGAACGACCTCTTGGTCCATCCTGCGTATCGCACCGGTGAACCACGCCCTGCTGACCTTTGCAAGATATATGTCCTCGAACCCTTTGTCCTGCAGCGGCGGCGCCGTTGCACCGAACACGTCCTTGAACCATGTGTCGACCCTGCGGACCCCGTCCCATTTATGAGACAGGACCCATTCCTTGAAGAGGTTGCGTTTGAAGGAATATATCTTACCGAGAAGCACCCTTAACCTCACGGCGGTCGACGGAGGGTTGCCGCTGTATCCTTGATCCTTCAGTCTGCGTTCGATATTATCATAATACATGTATTCGACGGATTCATCCATGTCCACGAACGTGCCTGGGGGAGAATTCGGATCGAAAAGCGAGAGATCGACGATCTCGCGCTCCATCATCACATCATAGAACAACTTTTCGGGATAATCGGGGTATAATATGGAGAAGACATCTGCCAATTCACTGTCGGTCTTCGGCATCCTCATCGCACGCGACGGCGCCTGTGCCGATGGAGGGTCTATGACCGCCCCTCTGATCTGGATGGTCTTGTCACCGATGGTGTCGATGGTGAACACGGATCTTGCAACATCCACGGACATCGTCTCGACCGCGGATATGGGCACATCCTGCTCCCCGCCGACCGGATGGATGCGGTCATTGACTATTCTGAAGAATTTCACGGCCACACTTCTGTCTGGCACAGTATGTACGAAATTCCCCTCTCCGATGGTCAGGCCCATCGAGAAGAGCTGTGAATAGAACTCGCCTTTGTCCATCCTTATCCCGTCAGAATGAATCCATTATACCATATTTAATTCATGCGTTTGCCGGTGAGATCGTTCTGCAGAAGGAATGCCTGCAGAAGGTCATAATCATCCTGATTGTCGATATAGACGATGGTATTCCAACATTCCTCTGCCGGCCCCGTAGGCTCATCGACCTCCATCACTTCGGGTTTCTCTTCCGGGAGATCGTCGAATGACGGCACTTCGAAACCGAAATCACCGAGATCGAAATCATCTGATATGCCGTCAAGATCGCTCCATAACTTGTCGTTGTCGAAGAGCGACAGGTCCTGTGCCATGTTGTCCGAGTTACGTTTGAGCTGCACCTGTTCGGGGGTGAGGTCGTCACGTACCACACAGGGTATGACGGACATGCCCAGCATCTTGGCCGCCATCCACCTCCCGTGCCCGCAGATGATCACGTGATCTTTATCGACGGATATCGCACTCTCCTTAGAGAATTTGAGCTCTTTTATATTATTACAGAGGATCTGCAGACTGCGCTCATCGTGCACACGCGCATTGTTCTCGTACGGTTTGATCTCATCCAACGGGATGAGTTCTATGTCCTTGTCAAAAAGGATGTAATCTTCGTCAGCTTGTGTCATGTCATGGCCTCGGTGAGGGCGGAGACGCTATGCCAGGGTGAATGACCAAAACCCATCCCTTACCATTACAGACCGGGAAGCGACGCCCTCGTAGGGTCATTGTTCTCAAGATATAAAGAAGGGTGGGCTCGGGGAGAGGCTGATCTTAGACCCGAGCCCTGGGTGGTATGGGGGATGGGTCAGAAGTAAATGAGCGAAACTTCATTTTCCGGTCCGGCACTGCTGGTTCCCGGACCGGCGGGTGCCCATCCTCACCCGGCAGGAGTTGGTATCCGATGGGGATAGAATACCACGTTACCAAGATGGACCACCAAAGATATAAGGATTTTTGTTGCCGTGATCGTGCCGACCGGAGGTGCCGTTTTCATCACTTTTTCATACTTTATTTTTTGTAAGTGACTTCGTTTTAACTAAAAAATAAGTAGTAACATAATTAACATGAATTAGTCGATTCACGTCGATCGACGAATAGGTCATTCGTCTTATGTCGTATTTTCTGGAAAAGTGGCACTTCCGAGGTGCCACCCTTTTTTCGGGACATCTGGCTATGCCCAAAAAACGAAGAAAGTGGCACCATCGGCACCGTAGTTCTCTATACTTCCCTTTTCCCCCCTCTACGCGTATACGTGCTCCTGTATATTTACATAAATGTTACATAATATAGGTGCCATAGGTGCCACTATATAATATAATATGCTGCAGTATATAAAGGGTTTATATAGGCACTTGGCACCTTGAATTTTACAAGATCGTGGTGCCAAGGTGCCACCGTATCCGTATATATACCCCGACATGATAGAAGGTATCGACAGAGAGGGCGGTAACGGGCTGCAATTCTTGCCGCCCCCTCGTTCCCAAATTATATATATCCTCAATATTATGTGTCGTCCATGCAGCCCAATGACGAATTTATCGACGATGAATCCTCATATCAGACCAGATGGAATATTCCCTCGGATACCCGTGACATAATTCAGGCAGGCAGCCTGGAGGATATTTTGGCATATCTCCCGACACTGATGCCTGAGGGATATGTGGACAGATACAGGTACAATCTTCTGAAACGCATGCCGGAAGTGAGGAAGAGGAACAGATACACACCGATAACCGATGTGGATTTCAACAATTTCTATTTTAAGATCGATGATACATTCAAGAAGAACGGGTTAGGCAAGACTCCGAGCCTCGAGAAGATCAGGATGCTGTTCGACAACATCTGCGACGAGAGGAAGGTCGATCCTTTCTATGAACATATCAAAGATATCGAATGGGACGGCATCCCGAGAGTAAGGAGATGGTTCATCGATGGGCTCGGTGCACATCTGATGGATTATCCCGATGAACTGTCGGACAGGATCGTCGAAGAGGTGACACAGGCATGGTTCGTCGCGGGCGTGAAGAGATCGATGCACCAAGAGAAATTCGAGAATGTCCCTGTTCTTATAAGCAAATCCCAGGGTGTGGGTAAGACGACGTTCGTCAAATACACCGCGCTGGCTGCGATAGACGAGAGTTGGTACAATTCCACCACCGTCGATGTCAACAACCCCAAATTATTCTTCGAGCGCATCATGGGTGCGAAGGTGGTGGAGTGGGGCGAGGCCCAGCAGTTCAAGAAGAGGGAGAATGCCGACATCATCAAGGAATTCATCTCTGCTCAGGTGGACACGTACAGGGAAGCGTACGCACGCATGCCCAAGATATATTCCCGCAGATGGATCCCCATCGTGACATCGAATGAATATGAGCTGTTCTCCGACCCGAGCGGCAACAGGAGGTTCTTCCCATTCATATGCGAGGAATCACGCATAACCAAACCGATCACGGAAGAGAGCATGTTCTCTCCCGAGAACATATATGAGGCGGAACAGGTCTGGGCCGAAGCCATCGAGATGGAGAGGAATGGTGCCCGTGCATTCGTATCCAAGGAGATCGAACAATTGGCTGCGGACGCACAGAAGAACTCCTCCAGGGACAACGATTTCTACGAGGCGATCTTCCAAGAGATCGATCTCGATGAGAGATATGAACAGGTGGGATCATTCATATCCAGCAACGAGGTCCTCGACATCGCTCAGAGGCTGTCATACAGATTCCCCGGCCAGATACTGTACATACGTGCCAATTCCATCATGAGATACCATGACGACGAATGGGAATACACGCCGAACGGACACGTGTACGTCACAGACCCTAACGGGAGAAGGAGAAGACTGACCGCCAAAGGGTTCAAGCGCATCAAAGCTTCACCGAGGATGGACCATGAGAACAGATTGGTGCAGTGGGGGTGAGCCGTTGAGACCCTATTCCAACACAGAGGCTCCGTTGCTGAGGGAATTCTACAGGACACTCGAGGATTATGACAGGCGCATAATCATAATATTGGACACCAAAGGGGAATGCGCCCATGCGGACCTGTTCGCGAAGGCATTCTCCGACTATCTGAGAGAAGAACAGAAAGGGGTCGCGGCCGTGACTTTCGGGCAGACGAAGAATGAGATGATGATGGCCTGCCTGGAGGACAGGGACTACTGTTTCTTTGACGTGTATTCACGTTATTACAGTTCGAAACACATCAGTAGGATGAGTCAGCTCATAGATGACTGCATGCTTGGCAGAAAGACGCATTTCAGATCCAAATTCGAATCCAAGTTCGGACACGAGGGTGACGGTCCCAGGTTCTTCATCTTCTGTACGAACGATCTGGACAATCTTTGGTTCATATCCTGTTACGGGAGGGACCACGCATCCATAATCGACGTCAGTGATCTCCCCGACATCTATGGAGAATGGAACATCACACCCAAGTATCTGGGTGAGAGATTCGACGAGATCCGTAGTGAGGCGAGAACATGAAGACCTTGGCACAGCACCAGATATATGCGCTTGCATGTATGGAATATAACCAGCAACTGGGGATATTCTATGAGCCGGGGACGGGCAAGACCATCATCGCATTGACATGGATCGCACAATCACTGAAGGATGGTTCGATAAATGATGCTTTAGTGATCTGTCCAGCATCCCTTGTTCCGAATTGGGAGAAGGACATCGATGAATGCACGGAATTCGACCATATGACTGAAGAGGACAGAAGACTTCTCAAGGAAAAGGTCACAATCCGTTCATTCCAGAAGACCTATGAGACCGTGAGGAGGACCGTGAGGCACCGCGATGGATATGAGGAAGAATTAAAGAAGAAGAAGGTCAGGGCCGAACTCGATAAACCATGGGGTGCGATCATAATCGACGAATCGCATAGCATCGGCAATCACTCATCGGTACAGACCAAGACTGCATTGGCCTTGGCGAATACCACCCATCACCGTTACATCCTTACCGGTACGCCCGTCAGCGGCTCGACACAGACCGGCGGAGCCGACTACAGCAAACTCTTCGGCCAGATGATGTTCCTCCATCCGAACATATGGAGGAACTGGACGGATTTCTGCAGACGTTACGTTACCGCATACACAGAATACAAAGCTCCAGCCGCATATGATATCAAAGCTCTCAACAAACTGATGTTGGATAACGCCATCGCCATGAGACTGAGGGATTGTTTCGATCTGCCGGAGGCTACCGAACTGTCCCAACCGTGCCCACTGATGGAGAAGAAGGCATATAAGGACATGAAGGCACACAGGTTCCTCGAATACGATCTCGATGATGTGAAGACCATAGCGACCAAATTGCGTCAGCTATGCTCGGGATCACTGATCACCGACAAAGGCACCAGGAGATATAACACTTCGAAAGAACAGGCCCTGACAGAATTGTTACAGGGGACCGAGGACAAAGTGGTCATATTCTGCGCATTCACGGCATCGATCGATCGCTGTAAGGAGACCTGTGAGAAGGCTGGCAGAAGAACGTTGGTATTCGACGGCAGATCCAACGGCCCGGTGTGGAGAGATTTCGATAAACCGGAATATACTGCAATCGTCTGTCATTATCAATCAGGCGGGGCCGGTCTGAATCTTCAGGCAGCATCGACCATGGTGATGTTCGAACCCTGTTATTCCTCACGTGACTGGAAACAGGCGATGAGGAGGATCGAGAGACCCGGCCAGCAGAACAAGATGAGGTACGTCTATCTCTATACGCCGAAGACCATCGAGGAGAAGATATTGGGGTGCGTCACGAGCGGTGTCTCGGTGACCGACAAGATGGTCGAAACATGGTTCAGATCAAATGAAATATAATCAAACAACATATTCATATACTACTATGATATACACATATACATCGGAGGAAAATCATGGAATTCGATAAAGAAGAAGTAAAGATGAGATCCGCGTTATACAAGAAGAAGTCAAAACTCAGAGAACTTGTTCTCCAGCAGGATTGGAAGAAAGATGGTTTCATGCTGCTCGGCGGCAAGCGCGTCGACTACATCACGAGTGAGAAGATCATCCGTAATTTCGCACCCCTTCTGCCCAAGGTGGGCCTGGAGCTCGAGTGCGGTTTCGATGAGCCGAAGCGCATGGATCCTTTCGGACAGAGAGCAGAGGAGCACTGGGTCGCATCCTTCCACGTGAGGTATGTGGATATCGACACCGGCTACATGACCGAGGTCAACCGCTACTACGGGGAGGGCATGGATCAGAGGGACAAGTCCCTCAAGAAAGCATCCACCGATGCACAGAAACTCTGGCTTCTGGCAGACTTCAAGATCGGAGAGGGGATCGATCCCGATGCCGGAACGAACGACACCACCGGTGCATACATCCCCAAGGGAGAAGAGGAGAACGTGGAGATCAAGACCAAGATCGCCGCGGTCGCCGTCAAACCCAAGCCGGCACCCAAGCCCAAGAAGGCAGAGGAGCCCGTGAAGACAGAGGCAGAGGCCACCGCGGAAGAGGTAAAGGAGGCCGCAGAGACCGTCAAAGAGGCCGTTGCAGCACCGCCTGCCTCCAAGAAGCCTGCAGCACCCAAGGTCAAGAAGGAAGTGCCCGCTGAGAAACCCGCAGAAGCTGCACCTGCAGCAGATGACGGCAAGATCGCACCGGGCATGAACACTGAGTACGGTGCCAAGATCTCCGAGGTCCAGAAGAAACCTCTCTTCAGCTCGATCCAGAAATGGTCGATGGCGAACCGTGAGGGTAAGATCTCCGATGAGAAATACGCCCAGGTCAAAGAGGCCTACAAGAACATCGGGTCCAACAAGGACATCATCAAGTTCCTCACCGAGTACCGCGAGGTCAAGGAATGAACAGGAAGTACAAGGAGCCCCAGGTCGCCTTTTCCGTCGTCGGACAGCACATCGAGACCGATGGGAAGTTCGGCAAGAAGATGTCCGGGTCCACATTGGCGGGGATATTCAACATGTCCCCGTTCAACACCCCCTTCCAGCAGGCATGCAACCTGATGGGCATCTGCAAGGAAGATCTGGATGGAAAACAATCCATCGAGATCGGAAAGACGCTCGAAACGCCCATCATCGAATATCTCGGAGAGAGATATCCGGAATACGGGCTGTTCATCCCCGCCAAGGTCCTGTTCGGAGAGCAGGAGGGCGATCACGATCAGTGGAAGTCCGATTTCGATGACACGTGGTTCGCCGGAAGGATGGACGGGATGGTCTTCAACGACGAACATGCCAGCATCGACTTGAAGGATGGATATATCCTTGAGATCAAGACCACATCCAACTATGCATCATGGGCGGACGGCGTCCCCGACTACTACAGGGTGCAGGTGGAACTGTACAACCACTTCCTCCCGACCCCTAAGGACAAGGCATACGTCGCAGTCTGTCTGGTGGACGATGACACCCGCAAGGACCCGTCATCATGGGAAGGTTCGGACAAGAACGTGTTCCTCTTCGAGATGCCCATCGACGATGCCAAGGTGCATGACATGCTGGACAAGGCCATCGAGTGGTATAAGGAGTTCGTCGTCGGAGGAAAGACCCCGGATTTCGACCCGACCAATACCGGTGATCTGGACATGTGGAACCACCTGCTGAACATCACGTCGGATGACCCGCAGGTGCAGGCAGACATCGACCGTCTGGAAGAGCTTGAACAGGAGCTTGGAGAGAAGGAAGCTGCGCTGAAGGAGCTGCAGGATGAGAGGGAACTGCTGAGGAACAGGATCAAGGACTTCATGGTCACGAACAAACGTAACAACATGGGGACCACCTCCGGCAGGTTCGAGGCAACGATCACCGAATCCAAGAGGACATCGATCGACAAGAAACTCCTGGAGAAGGACGGTATCGATCCTGCAAAATACACGGTCACAAAAGTGATACAAACATTTTCATTGAAACCTGTTAAAGAAGAAAACCAAGAAGGTGAATAAAGTGAAACCAAGAACATGGGAATGGAGCAACAAGAACGAAGATGATTACAGACCGCAGTTCAAGACAGTTGAAGCAGGCGAGCAGTACATCTACATCGACAACGCAGAATATGACCCCGAGACGAAGAAGTACGTCTTCGACATGACGAGTCTGTCCGAGACAGGCGGGTCATTCAAGATCTTCCAGAGACTGACCAAGAACGACGGATCGACCAATTTCTTCGGACTGAAGTGGCTGAACGCACTCGGATATGCATGCAGTGGATACAAGACCGTTCTGCAGGCGGACGAGATGGCGGGATGCGTGTTCCTCGCAACGATCACACTGGAGCCTTCGTTCCAGGACAAGAAGAGATGGGAAGAGGACATGGCCGCCAAGGGCGTGTCCGATGTCAGACTCTACCCTGTGATCAACCCCGACACCATCCAGCCGGTCACCAAGGACATCGTCGAGGATTACTCGACACACGTCGACGAGAACGGCCAGCAGGATCAGTTCTTCACGGAGTGAAACCGATGGCGGGCAGCTGTACAGCGATCGTAAGGAAGGCCAACACCTCTAAGATCATAAATATCCCGTACAGGTATTGGGGGTTGAAGATCAACGAGGTCTATCGTGTGGTCATCCTGAGCGATCAGCACCTCAGCGGCTGCCCCCCTTATTCATTCGATGCAAAACTCTTCAAGTCCGGACAATCGGCACGTATCACGCTGCCGATATGTCTGACCAAGATAAACGTCGGAGACATCGTGAACGTCTGGGTCGGATGCCCTGAGGATTTCGGACAGCCAGGGGAGATGTATGGACGAGGCTACTGTCAAAGAGAACGCGCGAAAATACTTGAAGAGTAAAGGTATCTTCTACGCGGATGTACAGGGGAGCAGGTTCACCACCAAAGGTTTCCCCGACATGGTCGCGGTGATCAACGGTCTGTTCATCGGGCTGGAGTTCAAGACATACAGGGGAAGACAATCCGAGGACCAAAAGAAATTCCAAAGAAGATTGGAGGACGCAGGGGGATTCTATTTTCTCCCCAAGACGCTTGAAGATGTCAAGATCATCGTAGAGATGTTCCTTTAAACCTCTTTCCTTTTTTATACTCTTGACACATATACACCATCATGGCCACCGCCGTCGTCCCTCTTAAATCATACGCGACACCCGAACTTGTCGCAGAATTGATGGATCTTCCCGATCCGAAAGATCCGGATTCCACACTGATGTTCTCCAACGTTTCGCACCCTACACGCAATCAGGTCATCAGATGGCTGAACACCAATGCAGATATCATCGACCGTACGCTGAAGAGGACATGGCGTGTGAATTACGAGTTCAATAAGATCTACGACATCGGGACATACTGGCAGGATGAGGATTCGCTCTGGAGGGACGAATATTACAAGGCCGGCGGAAACGTCATCCAGCTCAGAAGGGACGTGTGCCCGTGGGATCCGAACCCCATATATGTGGAAGGACACGAGGATGACCCCGCATACATGATCTACCCCGGTGACAAGATCGAGGTAAGGATGTTCCAGGGCGGCTGGAAGGACATCTCCAGAGGTGAGAACGACATGTACCTCACCGTCGACAGCTTCTCCATAGACTACGATGCGGGAAGGCTCCTGATAAGATCGATGTGGGGCGGTTATACCCCCAAATATGATTCGGTGAGGATCACCTATCGTTACGGCCGTGTCCCGCCGAAAGGGGCCGGAGAATATGAGGTGCAGGGACAGGTCCCCGATGCGATATCGACGATGTGCGCACTCATGACTGCAAAGGACATCCTCAACACGCAGTTCTGGGTGATCAAGGTCGGAATGGGCGGAGACATCGCCGGAATCAAGGAATCGATGATCCGTAACTTCGACGCGAAGATCGCGGAGATAAGGGCCAGCTATCAGCGTCTCGGTCCCGTCCACAGCATGATCACGAGGTGATAGGATGCCGATGTATGACGGGGACGGATATGACCAGGCGGAACCCGAAGAGGACTTCTTCCCGGATGACGTGGCGATGGTCACGGACATGCTGAAGAGGGAATGGTCGCTCGGGCTCACGCAAAGACCTGTGATATCCTATGACCAGCAAGGTCTTTATGCAGATGCCAGACAGGCCTATATCTTCGTTTACCACGTCAGCGGATACAATTCCATCTCATCCACCGATTATCGCACGACGCAGGCCACGACATTCCTCGGGATCAAGGTCTCCTGTCCATTCAGGAAACAGCTTTACACGACCATCCGTGAGATATACCGCATCCTGCTGGGCAACAGACGTGCAGGCCCGAAACAACTCAACGGATACACGTATTTCGAGATAATATCCCATCACCTCGATGAAGGAGAGCTGGGATGGTATTCAGCCACGATCGACCTGAAATTGATCTCCTATTGCAGACCGATCTTCAGCCCCGGATTCGGGGCGGAGATCAATTCCAAATATCCGAAACCTGTTCCGCAGGGAACGGATGACCATGACGATGATTGGAAGAAGCCGTTCTGATATTCCGTTTTAAATAGATATATGCCTATTTTACACGCATGACATGTCAATCTATTTTCAATGAGGTGAAGGTATGACCGCAATACGCAAGTCATATCTCATCGCCCCCGAGACCACTTTCGGATCAGGGCTTCCCAAGAACGATAAATGGTATGTAGTTCCGCAGGGATTCTACATGTCCACCAGCAGCAGCACTCAGGCAACATCCCTTTACGGAACGGGCGCCAAGATAAGGCAGAACAGCATCTATGGGTCATTCCAAGGATCATGGAATGCATCCTACGTCATGGATTTTGAACATCTTGAGTTCCTTTCCATCATCTTTGATACGGAGGATGATGCCGCCAAACCCAATGGCACACAGAACACCACCAACAAACAATATGCGAACTTCAATACCGCCGACACCAACGTCTACGAGCACAGATTCAGAAAGCTCAATAACAAGCGGCAGCAGTCATACGTCATCAAGGAACGTATCCTTAACAAGATCGCCGGAGGACATTATGACGAAGAGACCATCTACAAGGGTGTGCTGGCCAGGAACCTGCAGTTGGCAAGGTCCACATCCGGGAGTCAGATGGCCGTCGAAATGTCCGGAGTCTTTGCGGACAAGATCACATCGCTCAACGACACAGGAAACATAGGTTCACTCTTCACACAGAATGCTTCCCCGTTGACACAGTATTCATGCATGTATCTCGGGATTCACGCCGATCCTGTCGATACAGATGCCATCAAACAGGTGGACAGCCATAGCATAAACATCGAGACCAGTGTTTCGCTGGTATACAGCACTTGTTCTCCGATCGCCACGGATTATTTTGAGGACAGGACGACATTCGCATGGAATGCCACCGCGTACATGAACGACCCCACCAGGAAATTCAAACTTCTGCCCAACAGCGGAGGAACGGTCAATCCCAAGGTCGGAACTAGCCTCAAGGTCACAGACAACGGCAGATCGTTCTCACGTCAGCCCATGGGGAAGAATCTTGCGCCGCTGGAATTCGTGAATTTCATCACATATGATGAATCGGTGCGTGACCAGTATTCGCAGGATTACCAGGAGTCGATCGTCAATGCATATAACGCCTCCAGCCACGTTGTACGCATACAGGCCATCAATTCGACCGTCAAGAGCACGACGACACCCAAAGGGGACGGATCCAAATTGCAGGACTCCCTGTCAAGTGTGGAATGCGATGAGATCATCATCAGCATAAAGAACAGCAAACAATACATCTGGGATTCCAGCGATGAATACAACGGACCGACGGATGATTTCGTCGGACAGATGGCCAAATTCACACAGGCTGCGATCACCGATGTCACTTCAGAAGCGATCGATTTCAAGATACCCGTGACCGGATACTCCGGAGCCATACTCGGAAGTATCGACATCGCACAGTCCAATACAGTGCCGACTTCGACGATATCGTTCAACAGCAGTACACATGGGGACCTGAGGGGATTCGTAGTTGTCCAAGATGTGTCGATGTTCAATGTTTCAGGAGCTACCGGGGATGCAGCTGCTGATACATACATGCTCGACAACCTCATTCCGAAACAGCTCACGAATGCAGGATCCGGCATGAGCGGGCTGACCGTACAGACCGCTAAATCGGGCGACGACATATTCCCGCAGATCACAGGCACCCCTGAGATCATCAGGACCGATTACTATTTCATCGTGAAGAAAGATACCTCTGGTAGCACACCGGTTATCACAACAGGTTATCTGCGTGTGGCTGTAAGGTGATAGAATGACCATGGATGAGCCTATATTGATCGACCTGAAGAAATACGGCGGAGAAGGATTCATCGAGATGATGGAGCCTACGCTCAGGGCACAGAGGGAAAGGGACAACAAGATCGCTAATTTGATGTTCTCCATCGATGAAAAAGGGAATGTTGTAAAGAATACAAGTAACAACATCGATGCTGTATTCATCAGAGTTCTTTCCTATGTGGAAAGCGCCCCTTTCAAGAATGATCTTGAGAGTTTCTTCGATTACACGGATGAGCTGGATAAGAAAAAAAGAGGATCAGGAACGAGACTCTATGAAGAGATGTGTGCCGTGGTAGAGAAGATCGATCGCGGAGAACAGTCCCCTTCAGCCGACTCACCGGCAGCGGAGAACGGGAGTTCGGCATAAGGATCTTCGCTGAGCATCTGATCCATGGCGACAGCCTCTCTAAGGAGGAGGCCGCCATTGCCGCATACGGAGCATATCTGATGCACGGCGGAGACCCGAAGAGATGGGGCGAGATGAGACAGGACGACATCCAACTGATATACCTCATGTATGAAGCGGAGATGTCCAAGGTAGCAAGATTATTCGAAACAAAGGAGTGAGGACATGGCGGACAGGGCAGTCAAGGTCGATGTGGAACTGAATCTGGTTAATGCAGAGAGACTTAAACAACAGACCGGAGACGCCCTTGGTGAAGCGAGATACAACAAATCCGACGATGAGGTGCGCACACGTACTCAGATGGAACGGATGTTGGATCTCACGAACACCATGAGCAACATGTTCCGCGGGATATATACAGGTAACGACCGCAATATTGCTGCCGGAACTCAACTTCTTGGCAAAGCTTCTGGCGCTTCAGATAAGATTTCTGATGACCTGATGAAGATAATGAAGACGGGCATAGGTATCATCGAAGACATCCACTCCCGTATCAAACAGGCGTCCCCTCTTCTGCAATCCGTTGAATCCCTGTTCAATCTTGCTGTTCAGCTGTTCTTCATGCCTCTCGGTAATAAGCTGGCCACGGTCATGCTTCCTGCGATCATGGAACTTGTCGATGACGTGATGGCCATGTGGGACAAGATCGAAGGCATGGACCTAGGCCACATGCTCAACGAGATGATAAAGACAGGCGCAGAGATATTCGGAAAATATTTCAAGAATCTGGGTGAAGAACTTGCGAAACAATCAGGCATCGCTGGATCTATTGGCAAGGTCTTGGTCGGTCTCGGGGATTTCATCGAAAATCATCTGGGAGACCTGGTGGAATTCGTTGCCAAACTATTATCATGGGTCATGGAGAACCTAGGCAACCTCATCAATGCCTTCATCGAATTCAAGATATTATCTTTGTCACTGCAAGCTGCACAGATCACTGCAACGATGGGAGCTGCATTTGGGCCAGCCGGTGCAATTATCGGCGGTCTTGCAGGATTCGGCGTAGCTGAAGGTGTCGGACATGGCGTCGTCGCGTCCACCGGCGTATATGATGCAACGTCCAAGATGTCTGCAGCAGGATCATATGTCGGTGCTACGGAAGGAGGACGTCGGGTCACCGTTGCCGAAGGCGGAGAAGGCGAATTCATCCTCCCCGAAAGCAGATTGCAGAGCATGATGGACGGCATATCCGACAGAATGGTGGATGTAGCTTCTGCAAGACCAAAACAGACTGCAGATAAGACTAAGGACGCACAGGTCATAAACAATTATTTCAATATCACAGGATATACAGACAGCGAGCTGACAGATAAGATCAGAAGCACCGTCAACGAACAGGTCAGTCAGTCAAGACTCAGGAGCGGGTTCTGATGGCTGATTATCCCACCATAGATATCTCCATTTATGTCGGCGATGAAGATCTATCCACACATTCTGTAAAAACCGCTACAGGTTTATCATCGAGTACGACGGGAAGCTGTGTACTTGTTTCCGGAACAATTCCCACTGGTATGACTTTCCAGGACGTCAGTGCTGGCGGCAGACAGGGATCCCACGGATATTGGTTCTATGCACAATTCAAACTTAACGGGCATCCCACTGTGGCAGGGACATATTCTTTTATTGTGAGAGGCACAATCGGAAATCAAACGTTAGATAGCACGGTCACGGTAAGCGTGACATATTCCCCGGAACCGATCTATTTTACAGTATCATATCAATCGGATCACGGAACGACCCCGCAATCCGATACTGTCCTGTCAGGAACACAGATACAGCTTCCTTCCATATCAGATCCGAGTTATACCTTCAATGGCTGGTATACCAGTTACACTGGCGGAACAAGAGTGGGAGGCGCGGGGGACTCATACGTCGTATCTGGATCGACAATGCTATATGCACAATGGACTGCTAAACCAATTGTGAATTTAACCATCATCAACATGAGCGAAGTTGGTGATTATTACATCGACGGGACAAGAGTTACATTCTCTGGAGGTGTAAATACAGTAATTCCCGTTGTGGTAGGGCAAAATCGCACAATCCAGTTCGTTGTAACAGACACATCCCATTATCAATTTGATAAATTTTCTCTGAGTGAACATGGTGGAGAAGATTGGACAACAACAGATAACCCGTATGTACTGACAAATATAATTGCAGATACGACCGTTAGCGCCGATGTTGTATCCAGAACATATACGATAACATTCGATGCTACGACAAATGGCGGAACACTGTCAGGGAGCAGCACAAAGACCGTCATATTAGGTCAGCAATACGGGGCATTGCCGACAGCGACCAAACAGTATTACACGTTCAGCGGGTGGTTCACGGCAGCTACAGGCGGAAATAGAATAGTATCGACAACAGTTTTTAACGCAGGTGCTGACCAGACACTCTATGCACAGTTCCAACCGATAAAATATACGATCACATGGAAAAATTATGATGACACCACATTATTGATAGATTCAAATGTGAGCCCCAACACAGTACCAGAATATACTGGCACTACCCCGTATAAACCCGCGACTGAAGAATATTATTATCTTTTCAGCGGGTGGAATCCCACCCCTTATGCCGCAGACAAGAACCAGACATATACAGCACAATATACAGGGTATCCTGTAACGACATACAGGCTGGATGACAAAGGGAGATTGAATGTATTCGACTATATTGCATTGAAATGGGAACTGGTCGATGAAGCAGCTTTTGTATTATCTTTCGAAGCAGGCGGCGGCACATTTAAAGAAAATAGCGCACCCATGATCAAGATCAAAAAATGTAAGAGTAAAGATGGGAATGGACAAATCATCGATACATTATCCATCCCATCTGCTTATACGGATTACAGTAGTGCATTTTTAATGGAAACATATGACGGCAACAAGGTATACGTGTGGGCTTTAGCATACAATGATTGTACTGAGATAGAGATATCCATCAAAAATCTGCCAACAGAACCTACTACTGGTAATAACAAGATCGAACCCCCCTCTGGATTCAATAGTGTTCTCAACTGGGAGATGATATCCCCTTACTATAAGTTTTTGAAAGGGACAAGCGATACAGAATATGAGGTGACACTGAACAGGTCCACCATAGACAATGTCCGTCAAGCACTCGTACTGCCAGTATGGGTTCCAACAAATGATGATCGTCTTCGTGCAATAATTGTCGCATCCGGACTTGGGTCTTTGAATTTCGGAGATATACAATCAGTCAATACAACATACAACTCCCGTCTGACCACGATCCCCATCGTCTGCCACGGATATACCGGATCATACTGTATGGACCTTGGTGTATCTAAAACAATATCCCTATCTTATATCAGAACATCCCCTCAATCCCCAGATAACACTGTGGCGAATAGTGTTCAGTGGGATAATGCCACCTGGATCTCCAAACTCAAGGAATTCACAGACCGTTGGCAGATGAGGACCAATGGAAATCTTTTCTATCTAAAACGCCCGAACAACCCCAGGCTCGCGAATGGGTTTAATGATAATGATCCTGCGGCCGATTATATCGAAGAGATCAATGGGGAGAATTGTTATATCACAAGTGCCCCCGTACAATATCTGGCTGGGCACCCCTACATGATCAAAGGTACCATCAATCTGACAATGGGTACATTATACCCGAAACAAACACCTGCGACCATGATCCAGGTAACGATGAAGTGGGACGAATCAAATTCAAGACCTGAAAGAAACATCTATCTGCAATATCCAAAATATACCGACGCCGTGGCCCCTTCGATCCCCTATATCTGGACACCGATCCAGTCAGGAGACAATTACATCTACGCTGCCAGTCTGTATTATTATAAGAATAATGTAAAAACCACGCTGCTCGCCGGTTCATATTTTAGACCGAATCCAGACGGGACCACGACCATCTATGCAGACCTGGCAACGATCGATTCAGCGGGTCAAAAACTCATAACCATCGCAGGGGGCGGTTCGTTTACAATCACACCATCTGGTTCGAACGACATGGTCATCACGGCATACCTGATAGGTGGCGGAGGAGGCGGCGGTGGCGGTGCAATGGATTATACATATTATGCTACAGATAAAGATCGCTTCAGAGGCAGTGGCGGCGCAGGGGGAGCATCTGGAGAGTACGGGTCATACACATATACTGTTGCGCCGACCGGTGCTATAACAGTCACTTATAGCATAGGCAGCGGCGGATCCGGAGGAGAGACTCGTATCGGATATAATACAGCTGGAGAAGACGGTCACTCCGGAGGCAATACATCCATCACAGTCAATGGTGCCACAAATACAGTGAACGGCGGCGCAGGAGGACCTGCAGCGGCAAGATGGGACAACCCAGGCACGTGGAGTGTAACACCGGGTAACAACAGTTATAAAGGAGGAAACGGAGGACAGTGCGAAACATTTAGCGCATATGATGGCCAGAGCGGTACTGCTCCAACCGGACAGTTCAATATGGGATCAGGCGGATTGAGGAATATAAATGGAGATATCACCATGAATAATTACGTCGGAGGCGGCGGAGGTGGCGGAGGGGCCATCATAATCCCGAACAAGACAGGGACCGCAAAAGGAGGATGCGGAGCATCCGTCCGTGATGGCGAATCGATCAATGGTTCTCTCGGATCCGGGGGCGGAGGCGGAGCATCACAAATCGGTATATATTCTTCCAGGAATACTGTTAACGGCGGAAGAGGCGGAGATGGTGTGATCTTTGTCACCGTCCAAAATGGAACGATCGGGTGATCTCATGACTGCGAGTGAAGAGAATACGGGATCAACAATCACATTTACAAGAGTGGACGAGGACAACGTCAGTACGACCATCCACATGACTGTTTTTAAAAATGATATCGTAGCCAATAACGATATAACATCCAGAACATTCTCTACTACAACAGAGAATATCTCAGATAACATATCTGCATCTGTTTCGGTCACCCCGATCGTGACATATGACGCTGAAAATGCGTTCGCATTTGACATACAATCCAATGAACAGATATCATTCAATTTCATCAGAAAGAATCCTGTTGGAACATACTATAAAATGGTGAACAACACGCCGGTCGCCACACCCCTTCCTGATGATAACAACGACGATGATGACAGGGTATGGAGTAACAGAAAATGGATAACCGAATTTACAAAATTCATCAATTGTTGGCAGGCAGAATATAATGGCTGTATCCTTAGATATGTACCATTGGATCCAACACTCCAGCATGGATTTGCAGTAAACGTGTTTTTACGTAATCTTTCATACAATGTAAGTGTCAACTCAATCGAGACCATAACCGGTTCGGTAGAGGCACAGGTCGGTGACCTCACAGGGAATTCCATACGCCCCCAGGATATGGGAGCATATGTTTCAACATACAACGATCCGATAAACCTGACAGATATGACGATTCAGATGTCTTCGTCTGATGGATTTGCGACATATATCCTGTACCAGAAAAAAGTCGAAGGAAATCAGGAAATAAAATTGAATTGCGTGTCCAAATACACTCTTAAAGGCGGTCCGGAACAGCCATTCGAATATCTAGTGATGGAGATCTCTAAAAAAAGATTGAACATCGTGGCGCCGAACCTATACAATGACATCATTGCTGGGCGCAACAGGATATACATCGACGCGATGGGCAATGGTGAATTCATTGTTACAAAATGTTCATCGACGACAACATCATACAAGATCATAGCATACAGTATCTATGAGGTCTACCGTTCCGTCCCGATCGGCACGTCCATATATTTCGGAAAAGAATCCACGACCAAACCATTCGATGTGATCCGCACAATATTATTCACTGAACATAAACCGGGATTCGGAGATGACATACACCCGATTTATTTCAAAGACAACACGATCAAATATGCATTTTTCACATCCAACAATAAATGGGCGGATGATTTTGAATGCAATTTCAATAACAATTCATCCTCATGGTATGTACTTTCCGTATGTGCCCTTAAACTTAATTGCAAGATATGGTTCGCCGATAAGTGCGCATATATCATCGACACATCCATCACAAAGGAAATGCTGGCAAGTCCGACTACATACGGGCTGACCACAAATATGAATGGATATAATTGTTTCATATCAAAATTGTACCTTAATCTGTCTGCACCGTACCCATTATCCGCAACAGCTGAAGAAATGAAATTCTCAAAATCAATCTGCGGAGAAACGATCTTAGGCGATGAAGGTGCCGAGACCATCCATAATTCTGTAAGGATACAATTCTCTGCCGATAAGGACTCCCGTTATGTTACGGTCGGTGAAACAGGAAAGGACACCACTGAATTGAATAGAGGAGGTTACGCCTTAGGGATTACAAGCACAGGCGTGGATCGCGCACAGATACCGGGCACAAATAACTACAGGTATGAACCAATACTCGCACCATATGGTGCAATCGCCAGATCTCAAGCCAAATATGGCATCAGAGAAGTGGTGTACAAGATCCAGGAGATCGGCGTCACCGATGCGAATGACATCGCCATCAAAGTTGCAAACGATCTTTGTGACAGTGAACAATCTGTCGGTTTCAAAATAAAAGAGATATATTCTGACAAAGATGATAATAACAAGATAATACAAAAATGGCAAAAATTCTTCCCCGCATATATACAGACCGATGCCATCTTTGATTATTCCAAGGACCTTGTTCTATCGAACTTCTCAAATTTTGCATGCACCACGACCCTTCATAAAGTGACATCGTCCAATTTCGATGATGAGATAACCATCAACATCCCTAAAAATACATGGTTCAGACTGGATTCTGGATATAAGTCCGTCCTCGCCGGAGCTATATATTCTGAAGCCGGAATATTGGGCGATCTGATCACGGATGGAGAAAGTCATGTAACTGGCATGGAGTTCAAAATCTATTCAGAGAATAATACAGATATAACATCGGAAATGACATACGAGATCAGAAAGAACTATACTATCTCATGGAGTGGCGGAACCTTTTCCGGTCCGGAGACGATCGATATTTTGATCACGAAACCTTGTTATGTGAACATCAATTTCATTAGATCCTCCCTCATTAGTGTAGAAATCGAACGCGGATCTAAAGTGCATTTCAATATCACAGACGTACGTCAAAAAATGCCGAATAAATTGTGCATGTCCACGTATGAGCATAATTTTCCAGAAGGTACTACGGAATACTGGTTTGGTATAATGAAACCGACTGATGTATCTCAGAATTCGTCCGAGATAGCTAATTCGATCAACAATCAGTGATGCTTTAAAAACATAGACCGCATTATACCATGTGATAGCAATGGTCATGCACACCATCCAGGTGACATACGACCCTACCACCAGGCGCATGTCACTCACCGGCAGAGATAACTATGGTGGTGCGACCACCGATGTCAATTCTGTATCGATCGAATTCTCGGGCATAGTACCCGAGGGCACGAATTTCATTGCAAGGGTGGATTTCGCAGTACCTGTCAAAAAGGACGATTATACAATCGAACACCCCTTCATACTTCTTGAACAAGATAATGATACATGGTCAGCCGTGATCCCCAACGCAGTGCTCATGGCCGCGAAGGATACCAAAAAGCTGCCGTTCCAGCTCGTCCTCGCCAACGACAGCCAGGTCATCAACTCCCGCAACGCCATCACACTTGACATCACGCCCGGTATCGATTCGTTGATCCCGGGAAGCGATCTCCCCGAATATGAGGCACCGGAGTGGCCGCTGCCGGAAGAGATCACTTACACCGAAGAAGACGTATATGTCATCGAAGCGACGTACGACCCGGCCACCAGAACACTCACGACACCATCAAGGGACATGTACGGCGGTGCGACCATTGACACCCGCAGTGTAAGGATCAATGTATCGGGTATCGTGCCGACCGGTGTCGACTTCAGTGCCAGACTTGATTTCGCCGCACCGATCAGAGTCGGTGAGGATGTCGTGGTGAAACCGTTCGTAGTGCTTGAACAGATCAACAACACGTGGTGCGCCATCATCCCTCAGGCGATATTGATGGCTGCCAAGGAGACCAAGAAGCTCCCGTTCCAGCTGGTCACCAGGCATGGGGATACGATCATCAACTCGCGTAACGCCATCGTGCTGGAGATCACACGCGCCATCAATGCGATGGAATCCGTCGAGAGTGCCTACACACCATATGTCATGTACCGCAACGATACATGGGAGTGGATCGAGGATTTCACTTACGGTGCGGGTTCAGTGGTCGTCTACAACGGAGAGATGTACACTTCACTGTCAGATGATAATCTTGGTTATCAGCCTGATGAGAACCCCGAGAAGTGGTCGCTTCTCTCAGGGATCGAAAGTGTCACACTCGGCGGGATAGAGGGCACGAAGGACGGATCAAGCATAACATTCACGTCCGCACAGGTATTCACAGCCACCGGGCTGACATCTGTAACAGTGTCTGTGAATGAATTGGATGTACCAACAGCAACATGGAGTGTTGAGAATGACTGATTACGAATACATAACTCATGGCGACAATAAGATACAGGTGGAATCGGCGGTAAGGGACGCCCTCGGCTACAGGATCGACACGGCATATCCTAAGAAGGTCGATATAAGGGCAAAACCTGGAACGGCAAAGACATTGGTCATCGCACACGGGCTGCAGAATGCGCCGTCCGCTGTGTCCTTGTATGTGATACACCATACCGATCCCGAATCCCTCGAGAAGATCGAGGCCGACATAATGGTCACCAACACGACCATCACAATAACATTCATCGAACTCCCGACCGCACCCGATGCTCAGGATCTTGAGCTGCTCGTGAGGTCTCTGATATAAAGGTGATAACATGGAGCAATACTCGAACCTGAACGTACACGGAAAGATCAAGCAAAAAAATGGCACGAATGGTGCAGGTGAACAAGGTACTGAATCCAACGATGTCGTATTGTATCCCACACTTACGACACGTGTCCCAACTCCCCTGCCGACCGCCCCCACCTCTGCGGAAGCCGGCAAGGCCATTGTTGTGAATTCGGCAGGCAATGGGCTCGAATACGGTGAAGCGGGGAAGGTCGATGGAGTAAAACTCGGATCCTCCTCTGCAACCGCAGTCACAGTTACTGACAAATATGCAATAATCCCCAAAGCAACCGATTCTGCTCTAGGAGTCGTACAGATCGGGTCGAATATCACTCTTTCCAGCGGGACCATCAGCATATCTGCGACCAACATTACCAGTGCACTCGGGATGACGATAGAAACGGGAGATTCGCTTTCAAATGATGCGTCCAAGATACCGTCAAGCCATACGGTATGGAAGGCGATTGACGAACTCCCTGAACCAATGGTCTTCAAGGGTTCACTGGGAACAGGAGGAACGATAACCGCACTCCCGACCGCATCATCATCTAATGAAGGGTGGGTCTACAAGGTCATCACGGCAGGTACATATGCATCCCAGGCCGCAAAGGTGGGAGATACATTCATAAGCGCCAATACGGGAAGCAACGCATATGGGTGGGTTCTGATCCCGTCAGGTGATGAACCGTCAGGTACAGTCACGTCTGTAGCTGCAGGCACAGGGCTTACTACCGATCAAACTAACGCAGGGCCAATCACTTCATCAGGGACGATAAGTCTCGCGAACACGACCGTTTCTGCCGGCAGTTTCGGCCCCACACAGACCTCCGCAACGACGTTGGCATACAGCGAAACATTCAAGGTGCCCAAGTATACAGTGGATGCACAGGGACGCCTCACCGCATCCGGGGACATTCAGTTCACATTGCCCGCAAGTGATAACACCGATGCCAAGGTTCAGCAGAAAGGTATCACAGATGCTGGCGAATACCCTATTCTTCTCAAGTATAATTATGGTGTGTCTGATGTTGCCGCCAATTATGTGAACTTCGCCAAACCTTCTGGAGCCGTACCGACAATCGCCCCCAGCACAGGTGTGATTTCAGCACCAGCGGGATTCAACGGGCCTCTCACAGGTCCTGTAACAGGCAATCTTACAGGGAATGTCACAGGTAATTGTTCAGGGTCAGCAGGCAGTGTGGCATACACCGGCATAACAAACAATCCATTTGCAGCAGAAAACGTGACACTTGCGGATATGTGATACCATGGCGAACACGGCAGCGAAGAAGATAACATATGACGGAAACCCTGTACAGGTCGAGAGTGCTGTGAGGGATGGCACCGGTGTTGTGATCAGTACTGAGTGTGTGAGGCACGCCGAATATACCGTGGCAGTGAGTACAAGTCAGCAATATCACAAATCATTCGCTGATCTGGCACTCGGCAATTCATGGGATGGCATAGAAGGTCATAGCACAGTAGCAAGGATACCTCGTCAGGTGGAGATCTACGATCCGTCAGGCAATCAGATACAGACTGATGTCACGATCGATCTGACGAACAGCAGGATCACGATCTACCCTACCGCGATAGATCCGGCACAGACATGGACAGTAAGGGTCACGGCATGGTGATGATGTGGCGAATACAGCGGCGAAGAAGATCACATACGACAACAAACCTGTGCAGGTGGAGAGTGCCATCAGGGACGGCACTGGAAGGGTCATAGCAGATACATATCTGACCTCTGCACCCGTCACATCGGTCAACACTGAGACAGGAGCAGTCGTCCTTGACGGTGCAGATATAGCACTCACTGGTTACAGCAAACCCTCTTCCACATCTGCAATAGCAGCTGCCGACACGATCAACGGGGCGATAGGCAAGCTGGAGAAAGGGATGGAAGGATATCTCCCCTTGTCTGGGGGTACCTTAACAGGAAGTTTAACACTTACAGGTACGAACGGTATCACATCCAACAATATCATATTTAACGATTGGAAACTCGGTGTTGCAAGGAATGCGTCAGGTAAATTATATCGCTATGTGGGGTTGGATACCAATTCGACGACGGGGTGGCTGAAGACTCGCGCTGAAGCAGATGTCATCACAGACCTTGGGATCGACCTCAAGGCTCCTCTTGCCTCTCCTGCACTCACCGGCACGCCCACGGCACCGACCGCAACGGCAGGCACGAACACCACGCAGATCGCTACCACAGCATTCGTCAAGACAGCCATTGACAATCTCCCCGAACCCATGCTCTTCAAAGGGACACTGGGTACGGGAGGTACGATCACATCACTGCCCACTGCTGCGGCGAGCAATGAAGGTTATGTGTACAAGGTGATCACTGCCGGTACATATGCATCGCAGAGTGCGAAAGTGGGTGACACATTCATTTCCACAGGGTCGGAATGGGTATTGATCCCCTCAGGAGACGAGCCGTCAGGTACGGTCACCAATGTAGCAACGGGTGCAGAACTCACAGGCGGACCGATCACAACATCGGGCACGATAACACATGCCACCTCGGGCGTGACTGCTGGTACATATCAGTCCGTAACCGTTAATACATATGGACATGTTACAGCAGGCAGTAACCCGTTCATAGTAGGAAGTACATTCCAACTCACAGAGGTTGATTGATTATGGCATCGTTAAAAATATATTCAAACGATGGACAGACGTTACTTTGCAGTAAAAGTCTTATGAGTTGGGGCGTAGATGGATTCTACTTCACAAAACTTGACGATAATGGTTATCCTGTGATTGGTCAAGGGGCGAACGAATCTTCTGTATCTTCGTGGAGTAGGATGTTCAGTACCGATTTGAAGATAGATGGTTACGCATCTTCCCCTAATCAGACGCAGACTGCAACATCGGGGTCATGGGGGCCCTTAAATTACAATACCAGAACAGGTGCTTTTGAATTAGCTCTGCTTGATCCATATGGAGAAGCCACAAATGATGTCATATATTATACGGTTGGGGAGGTAATGCCAGTCAATTATCGCCCACTATCCTACACCGATGCCAAAATACAAGTCGATTCAGCAATACGTGACGAAGACGGTGTGAGGATCAAGACCAACTATGCGAAGATCAGTGCATTGGATACCAAAGCAGATAAACCTGCAGTCTATGAGCGCACAACATATTCAGACACATCGACCATTTGCACACTCATTCAGTTCAATGCATCCGATTATAAGGCGAATGGTTATCTGGCTCATTTCAGATTCAGAGTAAGGTCGAAATTACAGGATGCGTATCCGTCCGATAATGAGTTCACCATTAATTATTCATATCGTACCGCAACGATAGTGGTACAGAACAGTAAATCGTCAACAACATACGATATTGTTCAGATTATCTATGCGTTTTATCCAAGTTCAAATACGTATCTCGATACGGGTAATTATTTCATAGGATTTACAACAAGCAGAGCATCTACGAACTTCATCATCGAGATGTTGGAAGCCGATGTGCCTTACACGATACCAGCAACGATGTCGGCATCGACGACCACCAACACAGTGGCTCAATCATTGTTAATAGGCGATTATTCGAGCAGTTATCCGTTGATGTGGACGGGAACTGCGGTAGGAAACATACGTGGTAGTGCGAGTTCAGCAACGAGTTCCAATTACACCCGTGGAACGAAACAGATGTATTTCCGTGTCGGGGAATCGGATACGAATAGGTTAATGGCAGTTGACCACACAGGTGTGGCGTACAAGATAAACACGAGCACCAAGAAATTCCCATTGCCCATCAGTATGTATTGGGGGACAGGGTACGGAGCAGGTACAACGACCGCCGAAGGATACACATCCACTTATGATCTATACGTTTCAAATCTCACATCATCCTCTTATAATGGCTTCACAATGCCCACGCTTACGACAAGCGACGGGGGGAAGACACTCTATGTCAGAGGTTCATTGGATGCTGACGGGTACTTCGTGTGTGATGGTAATGTAACCTTGTCGATGGAAGCGGGATACACATATATCCCATTCGGCACACTCGATCCATATTATAGCGGTTCGACCGCACAAGTACCTACGAATTTTTCATTCAATGCGATCTCAGCGCCAGCATACACGCTCGACGCCAACGGCAAACTGACACACATTGACGGAAAGCCAGTCGGTGGAGGATCAGGGTATACTGCGCTCACGGACACATCAGTATCTTTCGTGTCCAATTCAGACAGTTATTCGTCAGAATATCCATACCGTGCCACGGTCACACAGCCTAATGTCACGGCATCATCATATGCAACTGCGATCTATTCGGGTACACAATCATCATCAGGTGATTATGCACCGTTCTGTGTGACTGATGCCGGGAAGATATATCTTTATGCCAAGACCAATGTCGGCACCCAAGTGATCCCGACGATCATCATCGGTGCATCATACATCGATTACACAAGACAACCGGTGGCATCTGAGGTGACCACAAGACAATTGACACTTGTGAGTTCAACGGACACGGAGATAAGCGGATACCCGTACAAATATTCGTTCCCGTGTGCCGGTGCGACCGTACAGAGCACGGCAGATGTGACCTTCGGATCAGCCGACGCCTCATCCGGACTGTGGTCTTCGATCTGCGATACCGGGGCGGATGTCATATATATCTATGCGAGGAACAGCATCTCGCCCGCAACATGTCAGGCAGGGTTCCAGTTGTATTATAGTGACACACTTATATCCTTATCGACAAGTGAGAATGCAGGCTCGGATACCAAACCGATCAAGATCGTGAATGGTCAGGCAGTAGCTGTTGCAAACGATCTGGTCAGTACACAGGGAGATCAAACGATATATGGACACAAGTGGTTTGCAACATTAGATGGTGCGAGTGTCCATCTGCTCGATACACGTAAGACAAGAGGGGTCGTCCCGTCAACAGAGACCAACACCGTTCTTTATTTTGTGGATAAGGATAATATCGAATTGGGTACTGTCCACCACACACTCTTTACTGATGGAGCCAATAGGATGTCGATGAAAACGGTCAAGGACGTAAATAATTGGATCTCTCTCAATGTGCAGATAAGTAATGATGGAAGTCAGGTCGTATCAAAAGACGGTGCGATAAACGGCACATATTATTGGTCGGAATTAATCGACCAGAATACGATCCAGGGAGTCGAAGGCATAAAGTATTTCGGACCGTACACGATGAGGGTCAAGAATTATGACATGGATAGAAGATACAGACCCAGTACATATTATAGTGCAGGATATTCTTTCTGTGATAAGAATAATCAAACAATTGGTGAACTCAGAATGACATATGATGCACAGGGTTCAAGGCGTATCGAGGTCAATGTTCTGGATGCCAATGGCGGCGACCATTGGGTCGTACTCAATAACATAACGGTGTGATAATATGGCTGAACAATTCGAAGAACCTGCAAGCACATCATATAAGACCGCCTTGCCGAGATACAATCTCAAAGAAACGGACTGGGTCGTTGTGAAGATAATGGAAGCGGAAACGGAAGAGGAACGTTCCGCATTGAGAACGAAGTATGCTGACATCATCGCACAGCGTAAGCAATGGAGAGAACAGATCAATGAATTGGAGGGTTCAGAATGAAAGGCAATACTAATTCAGTAGGTGGCCTGAATGCGTTATACAGAGCATACATGAGTGACGGCCAGCATCTTGATACGGCATGGACTCAAAAATATCTCACATGCACTCAAAGAGACAATATGGATTCTTCAACTTTTACTGCACACACCAATGGTGTCACACTTAAACGTTCTGGATTATATATCGTGTCTGCAGGACTGGGTTTCAGAGGAGGGAGTGCAGGTGCCGAGATGTTATTGGGACTAAGGCACAACAGAGGGAGCAGCACTATCACTGCGCAGAATGTCAGATGCAATAATGATGATTATGATGCAGGATGTTATGAATCCATGTTCGTATATGCTGAAGCGAATGATTGGATAGGCGTGATGCTTAACGGAACATCCACATCGATCGTAACACAATTCTCTCCTGATGAAAGTTATCTCAATGTCATATATCTCGGAGGCGGAAGGATATGATCGGTGAGACAAATGCACAGACGAATGGGCCCCCTGATGTACTCAGAGCATTTAGTACAACTTGGGGGGATCACATTCAAATCAGCGGATTCATACAATATCGCAGAATCGCATCAAAAAAAGGAGTTTTAAGCGGTAGTGTCAGAATCTATTCAAATACGGACACTTCATCATATTATCTAACAAGTCTGTCTAATATTGGAAGTGTTTTAGGAGTATCATTTAAAACACCCTCTATAAATACGACAACAGGGTGGTATATCCCTATTACCCCCCAGGCGACTGTTGATAATGGTAAGATGGGACTTGGTGCGCCGGTTTATATTACCAACGATAGTCTAATTGTATTAGGAAGATATTATACTGAAAGCGGAAACTACGGCGGTTGGGCATTGGGAGGTCTAAGTGACTATAACCTCGTGTTCGGGGACGTCATTCTCGAAGAGATATGATTTAAAGTCGATTATCGTGGAGCATCACATATATTGTCAGGTGATTATCATGGATATGGATACAGGCGACAGAATAGCGACCTTAAGACGCAACCTCATCTCAACGGATTATCAGGCGATCAAGTATTCGGAAGGCGAAATGACGGAAGAGGAATATGCGCCGATAAAGGAACAGCGCAGACAATGGCGCAGAGAGATCAATGAGTTGGAAGAGCTCATGAATGAGGAAGGGGATGACTAATCGCAAACTGATATTGATCATTTGTTTCGCCGTCATATTCTTTACGCCCATATCCATGGGGGTGGGGATGATATTTGCGTCCATATCCAACGACGGCGCGATGGAACATGTCACACCGTATGTGCCGAACCCCACGCCGATACATTGGGAACATTACGATGATGCACAAGATGCATATGTTAAGGAATGTATCAACCTCGGTATCACGTATGATGAATACAAGGCATCGATGTCTGATGGATCGATGAGATTGTCCACATGGTTCGATCCCCCGGGGCTGCATCTCGTGGATCCTGACAATAAATACGTGAAGATGGTGACGGAACACATCCTCGAAGTGACCGAAGGCTATTGTGAATTGTCAAGGATCACAGCGGCATTGAATTTCGTACAAACATCCGTGGAATATGGATATGATGATGAACTGTATGGCGGCAACTTCACTGCCAGGCCGATGGAAACATTGTTTCTTCAAAAAGGGGATTGCGAAGACACATCCGTACTATTGATGTCGATATATCTGGCAATGGGATATGACGCGGCATTGTTCAGCTACACCGGACATGTTGCCGTAGGGGTCATGTATGAGGAAAAATGGCTTTTGTGTGAGACCACGTTAGACATGTGCATGCTTCCGTCGGAATCGATACGTCATCATGGCGAAATGCCGGACATATACAGGCCAGGCAGCATTTCGAACACGGTGCTGGCGATCAATGACGGGATCGGATGGTACAGAAACCTGATACATGACATCCTTGGTCTCTGAAATGAACATTTGTAGTACAAAGTTTAAATAGTTTGTACTACTATCTCTTTTTCGGTGAAAAAATGAGCAAAAATATTACGCCGAATACTGAAAAAGAGATAGAATCACTGAAAAAAGCGTACCACAGAGCAGAAGACAGATATTCCGACCTCGAAAAACGCATTTCTGGGTACATCGACCTGCTTGAACCCCTGGAAATAAGAGAAGATCTGCAAAATGACTGGGAAGAGGTCGTAAAGAACAACCAAGATGACGAATATTCGAAGGCTTGGCTCGATTACATGGTCCATTGGGCCAAATTGATGCAGAATCTGATCAAAAACAGGGTCATTTTGACCGAAAATATCATCAACGAGGCCAGTTTCCTCGCCGACACCTACGGAATCACCGGTTTCATGCACGATGCCGCCGTTGCAACACTCAAAAAGTACTGGAAACACGGCGACGTGTTCGAAACAGGCACCAAAAATGCCCCCGCAGACGCTCTGACGAGGCTTGAAGGGTATGCGAACGACCTTGAAAAGGCCGGAATAGTGAATTATGCCCTTTCGATCCGCGAATGTGTCAAGGAACTCAGATGGGAGAAGAGCTGATGCACGTACTTTGGCACCTCAGGGCCGGCGATCTCTGCTGTGAGGTCACCGAAAATACGTTCAACATGATCATGAACTCCCTCGACATCCACGATGAAGGGGATTTCATCCAGATCAACGACTCAAGATTCGACAATTCCACCGCAAAATTGGTCAAAAGAAGCGAAATCCTGGGTTTTGAGTGCCGTGAGACCGCACTTCTGAGATATACGGAGGGGAAAATATGAGTCAAGTGGTGGTCGGAGGCACCTTCAACGTGTTCCACAAAGGCCATGCGAAGCTTCTGGACGCTGCGATGACCATCGCATCGTTCAAGAACGCAGCACTTGTGATCGGGGTGACATCTGATGAACTTGCTCAGAGCTCACGCAGCGTGCCTGTAAGGCCCTACAGGGCACGTTTGGACGATGTGGCGAGGTATGTTGAGCGTTCGGACATAAGGCCCGAATTCGGCCCCGTGATGTACTCTACGATATATGACGTCAGCGACTTACCGGTCATGGACGAGAGGGACACTTTGGTGGTCTCGGAGGAGACCGAGGGACGTGCACGCTGTCTACTTGCAAAAAAAGGATACATCTGCAAGGTCAAGACCGTGCCGATGGTGATGGACAGCAACGGAGAAGAGATGCACAGTACCAAGATCCTGGAGGAGGAAAAATGAGATTCAATACAGATTTCGGGGAGCTGAATCTGCCTAGGGCAGAATGCATATCCTGCATCGCCGGATGGAGATTTCAGCAGTGTACAGCATGTGAGTTCACGGAAGAGCTGATGAGAGCCGGGAGGGATTGCTTCCCTCACGGTCTGTCCAGCTTGGAGGACATGCTCTTTCTTAAAGGCTGCGAGGCTGGCATGAGCTTTGACGAGATCAACAAGATGGTGAACGAGAGTTTGAAACATCTGGACGAGACAAGGAGTGATGAGGATGTTGACTGACCCGGAGGTCTGGGATTGTGTGTTCCCTGTCGTTGCCGCGGTGTGCATCGCAGCGATGCTGTGCGGTGTGGTGATTGTCGCACTCATCAACATGGATGATGCCGAATCCACATTCTCGGGAAGACTGAACGCGGCAACGGAGAACCATGGCAAGGTGACCATCAAAGGCACAGTGTACGAGGTAGGCACCCCGGAAAGCTACTACAAGACCGAAGGATACTCGTACAATCCCCTCACAGGCAGTTATTTGCCGAGCAAATATCTCTTCGCCAAATACACTGTCTGCATGGAAAAGGAATCGGTCGTTCTGAAGTATTACACCGCATCATCGTCATCCAAGTCGGTCGACAACGTCACATGGGTGCTGGGGAACGTGAAATACTTCCAAAAATCGGATGTCACCGTGATATCCTACATCAAGGGTGGCTCAGTGCACACATGGTACTGCGGGTGATACAATGGGATTCTTCGACGACGATGATGATGACAAAGGATACGGCACACTGGTGGCGGAGAACGCACAGTGGAGACTGTGGACGAATGATATGACCCAGATCTACGAAAGAGAGCTCGATGAATACAACACTGACGGGTTCACCCTGCAGGGCAAGTACATGGTCGTGCTGGCCGAGAACAAGATCACCGGCGAGAGATCGTATCTGATGATGGACAAGGCCACACAGGAGCCGGTCGCAGACTGGACCGACGCCACTTCATTCAGTTTCAAGAAGACGCTCATCCTCATGGATCTGAAGGACGATTGCAATGTGGTCAATATGGCGAAGGCCAACAAGAAAAAGAAGAGGAAGGTGAAGAAATGAACGCGACATATGAGTGGTACTGCCCCCACTGCGGGAAGAAGCAGAACGGAGCCGACAGGCGCAGGGATGTCTTCACCATGTACGAAGGCATGGCACCGCGCCATTACCGTCTCTGTACAGAGTGCATGGATGAACTGCACGCATGGCTGGAGGGAGGAGAATGAAAGAGGTCACACTGAAGATCACGTTCCCGAATGATGAGGACTATTACAGGTTCTTGGATAACATGGGTTGTGCAGATGAGGATGAGGATGTTCGCATCCCGTACAGATGTAAGATAAAGTGGGTGAAAGAATGAACGACGAGGAGTTCCACAGGGTATTGATGGAGAAACTCGGAGACAAGGTATCCGGCTCCATCACAGCAGGTTCCGAATCGGACAAGACGGTAGAGGATCCGTCATTATCGAAGATGATCCCCGATGCGAAAGCCATCGGTTCTGAACCCTATGTGATATCGCCCGAACTTGAAGAGAAGATCAAAGAGCTCATGGTGAGATACAAAGGTACACTCGACAGATTGGCAGAGGATGATTGAATGGCGAATGCAAGGATGTATCTGAGATGCAACATGTGCAAGAAAGCGATAATGATCAGCAGGCATTACGGTGAGCCGTGGCAGGTCGATCGTGACAGAAGGGAGATCGACAGCTTCTTCCGCAGACATTATGAGTGTCTGCTGCCGGGAATGCACTGCTCTCATGAAGGCGACTTCTCACTTGTCTATGACGGCGGGGATGAGGAATACGAGGTGGAGTACACTGCATTCGAGAAAGTGCCGGATTATGTTCAGGAGGACATAAAGGCACATGACGATCCAGATTATGAAGAGGATGACAAGTGGCTCATCTTCTTCGTACAGGGCTCACTTGGCGATGTCGATGATGTGACAACGGCGTTGGAAGAGAAGAACATCGATTGGAGATTACTGCCCGAGGCAACAACACCGCTGCTTGGCAGTTCAATGATCGCAATCAAATGCGTGGCACCCGACCAGGAAACGTTCGATTGGGTACTGAACTATCTGCGCAGACACCCCAAGACCGGCGGTGTGACATCGAAAAGAATGATATACAGCAAGATCGAGGAGGGAGAGGAATGAGCAGGCTGCTGAAGATCATACAGAAGTACAATCACAGGGCATCGGCACACACGCCTGCAAGGAACGACGATGATCTCGAAATGCAGTATGAAGCGATCCGCACGATGTATGAATACATCTGCATTCGCGATGCCGTACGCTACCCCGGAAGAGTCGCGAGGCCCATACTGAAACAGTGGCTGGATGACAATCGCGAAGAATATACTAAGGCACGGGAAAGGATATTTGCAAAGATAGAGGAGCACGTGCTGGAGAGATACAGGAAGGGATATGTCAGAGGGATATTGGATATCCTTATCATGCCGAACGGCACAGGGAAGCAGAAGTTCGAGGAAGAACTCAGAGAACACAACAGGATACCGAAGTTCGATTTCCAAGGGGTGAAAGAATGAAACACGTATACAAGTGCGACAGTTGTGGAAAGACATTCGACAAAGAGAGCGTATGTCTTGAACACGAGAAGAAATGTATGTCCCTTGAAGGTGCAGAAACATATCTCAACAGATATTTCGTTCACGAGGATGTCGACGATTCACGCCAATTAGCTTGGTTCCTATACCCGGTCGCCATCGATAGGGACAATTGCAGGTTGATATGCCTCGAATACAGATTCTATACCGACTACTACAGTGTTGAATTGACAGTGTCAACGGAAAGAGTCCACATGGTAGATGTCCTCGAGGATTACGATGAATCCGACGAGTTCGAATTCAAAGAGTGGATGGATAGGCTCAGCCCCTATGCGGACATGCAGATCGTAGTGAAGGGGGTGAAAGAATGACCAATCTTTGGGATGAGACGATCTCCAAGCTCGAGGCCAATGGCCTCACATGGGACGATGTGAAGATGATATGGATCGAGCTCGACCCATGGGGCGGGAAGGATCCGGAGAGGTGCAAGATCACCAAGGAGAACTTCGAGGAGCTTGCCAGGGACACGGAGTATGATGATGGCTTCGGAGGCACCATGATCCACGAAGGACTTCGCATGAGGGGGTACAACAAGACAGGTACGCCCTTCATCATGTTCCGTAACGAATACGATGGTTCGGAGTGGTGGGAGATACACTTCCTCTACATCGATCTGCCGCTTGAGAAGGTGACCTGTCTCGGCAACTTCCCGTTCGGGGAGAACACGCTGTCAAGAGGAGAGTGAAAGAATGGATCCAGAACTTAAACCATGTCCGTTCTGCGGGAACACCAATCTCCATCTCTATTATTATGATGTGGATGACAGGTGCAACCCGTTCGATCCGTGTGTGAGATGTGACAATTGCAGAACGGTATTCAAATTCCATAATGGTCTCGGGGATCTGGATGACATCCTCAAGGTGTGGAACGGGAGAGTGGAAGAATGAGACTATTCAGAAAACGCAAGATCGAGAAGGCCATACAAGAACAGGATGACCGTGATGTCCAATGGCTGAAGGACCGTGTGGCTGAGATGGAGGCCACCACGGGCGAACATTCATGCAAGCACTGCAAGATGGTGACATACTTCCGCGGCAGAATAGGTATGTTCTACTGTACCCTCTCGCCGGATCTGATCGTGGGTGCCACAGGGGACAAGGATGTAGTATACCGCAGGTGGGACAAGTGCGACAGATTCTCCCCCAGACGTGAATGCAGGTTCTGTGAGCATTATGATCGTGAAGCACTCACAGGATATCTGGCGGACGGTGCCGCAGTGAGCATGCTGCCCGAGACCTACTGTAAGGACTACAGCATCAGTGAATGTGTGATGAGAGTAGACAGATTCAACGAGATGAGCTGCGCCTGCAAATGTAAGAATTTCAAATATAAGGAGGAGGCAAAGGAATGATCTCCGAGACACTCGAACCATTCTTCAATGCAGGCCTGGTGGTGTTGGTATGGGTATTCGTTGCATCCCTGTGGGTGCTCGCACACGAATTGATAAAGGATTACACGAGGTTCGGTAATGATTACAATACACCTGAACTGAAGGAGTATGCGCTTGTCGGACTGGTGATAATGACACTCTGTGCATTGACGTTTGTCGTCTTGATGTGGACATTGTCTGTCATGGGGGTGTGAAAGGATGGCCGAACTGAAACCGTGTCCTGTCTGCGGAGGGATCGCTGAGGTCTACATCGGAGAGAAGGATCTGTGGAAAGTGGGGTGTGCGAACTGTCGCATATTCGCCGTCGATGAGAAGAAAGACAAAGCGATAAGGCTGTGGAACGAGGTCAATTCAAAAGAGGTAGAGGCCAGCTCTATACTCAGACCGTGTCCGTTCTGCGGTTCGACAGATGTGCATCTGATAGAGAACGACCCGGGAAAGAGCGAGGTCAGTATCACCTGTAAGGACTGCAACGTATGGGTGGATCATATGTTCGATGCTATGTCCAAAGAAGAAGCGATAGCACTGTGGAACAGGAGGGCGGAGGAATGAACAGACTCAACCTTCATAGGGTGTGCGCATATGACATGGCACAGAACAACAGAGACAACATCATTCACGAGTATGAGACGGCAAAGGAGCTGTATATTGCTGTAGCATTATGTCACGCCACAAGATATGCTGGCCCGATGAAGGACGTACTCGAACTGAGATTGTTGGAAGAATGGTTGAAGATGCACCGTGATGAATACATCAAAGCGTGTAAGAGGGTACCGTACAGGAGGGTGAAAGAATGACCGATGAGTGGAAGATCAACATCTGCTGCGACGCCATGGGCGATGCAGTGATGATGAATGACATCAGAGATGGTATCACGATCATCGACGATAAGCTGTATATCGTGTGGCCGGACGGCGACTGTATGCCGTTGAACTACTGCCCCTCGTGCGGAAAGAAGGTAGAGAAGGTGAAAGAATGAGATGCAGATGTATTATGGCAATAGATACGGATCGTTTCGAGACCGTTGAGGATGCCAGAAAATACATGGAAGGCATGGCGGACATCGTCTGGGATGAACTCTGTGATCTGCATGACCCCATGCCGGAGGTATTGGATGTATACGAGGTGAAGGAATGACCATCGCAGTATTCGATCTGACAGAGCACACTCAGATGAGCATAAGGGGAACAACGGGGACACATCCCGACAGCAAGTATGTGTTCGGCGTATTCATCGGTACGGATGAGATACACGCTGAACAGAAGGGATTTACTCCCGACTTCTCCGTATACGATGATGTTGAGTGGGAACGTGCAGTCCAGATGGCAAAATGGATCCTGGGGTGGGATGAGAGATTCAGGGAGGAGAAGGAATGAACAGGATCAACAAACTGAGGTTCAAGGAGTACGTCCATTCCAAGGACAGGACATACCAGAGCATCGCAGATGCTGTAAGATGCCCGAACATCGTCAACGAAGGTCGTTGGAGATATTTGGATAGGAGATGCATAGATTACCTCTTCGAAGTCTGCAGACCGTATTGGGGGGTGAAGGAATGACCGAACTGAAACCATGTCCGTTCTGTGGCGGTGATGTAGAATTGCGTGATAAGACGGATGGACGTGATGAGACCTATGTGATATACTGTAACAAATGTCATATGAACTTTGAAAAGTTTGTGTGGGGGGGATATGGTAAAAGCACTGTGATGAAAGAATGGAACAGGAGAGTGAAGGAATAACAGAAGAAAGAGCGATCGATAAGATTGTAAAACAGATAGAGACATTGATTGCGAGTATGCCCTACGGTGCTAATCTTGATGATGATGAACTGTGGAGTGAGATATACAAGAACAAGTCGTTCCTGTTGGAAGGATTGAAGAAAGGAATCAGCGAAGAAAGGATATTCAGGGTGGTAAGATGACCGATTTCGAGATGGACAAGATGTACACGATCACAGGGAGGGAGTTACTATCTCTCCTATCTTTGATCCCTGACGGGGATGAGAAAGCCAAGGTGATAGTGAAAAATGTGGCAGGCAGGGAAAAGACAGGAAAAGTCAATGAAAGTCAAATTGACTTTTTGCCCTGCCCGTTCTGCGGCGGATCCCCGAAGCTGGAGACCGATCCGCATAAGAGGGACTTCTGCGGGGACAGATACCGCATAGCATGCAGCTCATGTTATGCCGGTACCAGATGGTATTACAGCCCTGACGAGGCGTGGCTGATGTGGAACGGGAGAGTGAAGAAATGAGCGAAGGGTTCAAACCATTCATCGAAGGGCTCTACAACGCCGCACCCAAGTGCAAGGAATGCGGGGAGATGAGAGAATATTGGGATGATGAACTCTGTATAAGGTGCAGAAAGAAGAAAGAGGAGGAAAAGGAATGACCATAAAATATGAATGCGACAGGTGTCACGAGCAGTTCGACAAGAAGAAAGAGATGGTCGAGGTGACCGTGGAGTCCGATATGGGAACATTCGGTCAGATGATCACCACGTTGCACTATTGCAGGAAATGTTCGATATACATCAACAATGCCATCGGCATCGTCAACGACGGATCATACGACGGGAGGCTGAAGGAATGACTCAGTGTGCGATCTGTCAGAAACAAATTGAAGATGAGGACGGGACAGCTAAAGTGACATTCAATGCAGACCCGTTCTGGAACATAGAGAAGTTCGAATTGAATGTTTGCAAGCATTGTTCTGCACAACTGATCGTGGCAATAACATCCATGAGCTACGCGATAAGACCGAAGGAGGTGAAGGAATGACCGACAAGAATGAATTTCTAGGACTGCCCGCAGAGGATTCGGGAATCCCGCGCCATACACCTTCAAGGACTGCGGGAAAAGAATGTCCGTTCTGTAAACATACCTACTATCTCGAGATATGGCCCGACGAGCCCGAATTGGTCGCGGAGAAGATGTGGGGTGTGCTGGAAGAGGACCTGTACAAGATGATCAAGGATGACGATGACCTCAAGGAAGTATGGGCTCTCGACCATCGTATCAGGAATCTGATAAGAAAACAAAGGATAAAGAGACTGGAGGCGAAGGAATGACTGAACTGAAACCATGCCCGTTCTGTGGTGGCAAGGCGAAGATATACAAGTATGCGGGGAGTGACATCCGCACCCGTTATATTATGTGCACCTGCTGTGGGATGGGTACAGACAGAATGAGGGAAGAAGAGGCAATAGAGAAATGGAACAGGAGAGTGAAGGAATGACCTCGGCGGATGAACTCTTAAACGAATACTACGGTGATGTGAAGAAGCCGAATAAGATGTTCAGAGCATTAGACGCAGCAGTCATTTTTTATGTTACATTCATAGGTTGGCCGTTAATAGGGGTATATTTCGTATACTCATGCGTAAAATTAATTTCTGCATTGGTGAGGTGAAGGAATGACCGAACTCAAAGACTGTCCGTTTTGCGGAATGGATGTTGAACTGAAACATTACAAATCCAATCCCGATTGGTGGTATATTGTGTGCAATCATTGTAGGATTGCAATAGACCCGTTGATGGGGAGGTCGAAGGAAGAAGTAGTGGAGATATGGAATAGGAGATACCTTAACGGTATGCCAATCACTACCTGTAATATACACCCGAGGGGTGGAGAATGACCGAACTGAAATCGTGTCCGTTCTGCGAATGTAAACAAGCGATGACCTGGCACATCGGACATTACAACAGACCGTGGATCGTCGAATGCTGCCGTTGTCAGGCACAGGGGCCTCACGCTGATACTGAAAAAGAAGCAATAGAGTTATGGAACAAGGGGGCGAAGGAATGATAGGCAAATACAGAAAGAAGCCCATAGTGGTCGAAGCCGTGCAGTTCACAGGTGACAATTGGGAAGAGATACAGAAGTTCACAGGCAGACAGTGTGTGTCGAAATGCGGTTTCAATTACAAAGAGGGGTATATGATTGATAAGGTTTATATCAAGACATTACAGGGCGACGTTCAATTCCACAAAGGGGATTATATAATCAAAGGTTCGCACGACTGTTATCCATGTAATGAGACGGTGTTCAATGAAACGTATGAAGAGGTGAAGGAATGAACGACAAAGGAGAAGGATACTGCCCGCACGACGGCATGGGACACTTCACATGCCCGAACTGCGGATGCGGAGAATGGGTGTCGTACCCGCAGAGTGCTCCCGCCGACAGGTCAAGGACCTGGACATGGGAGTATCACTGCGCAAGGTGCGGCAAGATGATGGGACTTACCATCAAAGGAGATGAATGAAATGAAAGAGGAAAGAAGGCTATCGTTATACGAAAGGGTCCTGCTGAACTACGCGGAGAAGAAGAATATCGACATCATATACACGCCGTCCGATCTTGAAGTGAAGAAGGAATACGGCATCGATCCGGTGCTCAGCGATCTGAGAGGACAATACAAGGCAGATCTTGCCGATCTGCTCGACGGATACAAGGACAAGGATGACCTGACACAGAAGGAAGGTTTCGATATGCTCTTCGTGTCCAACGAGGACGGCAGTGTCTATCAAGGGTTATATCTTGATGATACACTGCAGTACATGTCGACATGGGGCAGACTCTCCGTATTCCGTCTCGATCTCAGATCCGGGGATACGGATGAGATGTGGGTGATGTCCGCTAAAAGGACGGATGATGACAGGCTCATACTGAGGGCCAGTTGTGTATTGGAGGAATCGATATGAATTTCGGAGATGCATTGGAAGCATTGATGAACGGCAAAAGGGTGCGTAACATGAGGTGGAACGGCAAGAACGCCTACCTGTACTATGTGCCCAGCAGGGTCATCCCCGCCAGCATGTGGAAGGAATGTCACGACCCTCTTACCGACAGCGAGAAGCTCAGAGGCGAAGTGGAGATCCTGGGGCACATCGACATGGTGACGAATGACGGCAAGAGACTGATCGGATGGTTGGCGTCGCAGTACGACCTGCAGAGCGAGGACTGGGAGGTGCTGGAGTGATCCATCAGACACCGATCCTCGGACAGGAGTACGACCCTTCCACCGAGAAGACCTTTGCCGACTGCAGCAAATGCAGTTTCTCCAAACTGAAAAAGGACGGCACCAGGATGTGCATAATCAAAAGCATCGACTGCTCGGTCAGAGAAGGAAAGATGCCCTGCTCAAGATATGAGAGGTGAAAGAATGAGAACAGTATATGTATTGATGTATTGGTCCGATGAGGGCGGCATGATGGATGCCTCTACGGGAGAGAAATCCCCGCCGAGACTGAAACCGTACGCGGTCTTCGAGGATAGCATAACGGCAGAGAAGATGAAGAGAGAAGGCGATGAGATCGTCAAGGTGCCGTATTTCCGTAATGATTGTTCAAGCCCTCTAACGATCACCGACGATGACCTGAAAGGCGTACCGCTCAACGGCGACACCCCCTGGAAGATAACCTATCAATCGGCACCGTGGAGCAAGGACAGCACACTGGCACCGCCGGATTACGAACCCTTCCCCAGAGTGACCTGCAACAAGACCGTCGACGAGCACACATGGAGGGACAGAAGTGACTGATGACGAGTGGCCGTACAGAGGCGCACGCGATGTATGCTGGTACTGCGGCGGCAAGCTGATCTGGCAGAACGACTTCTCGCTGGAGGATGTCTACGGCGAAGGAGAGGGAGAGGACATCGTCACATACCTGCATTGTACCGAGTGCGGCGCGAGGGTGACCTACGAACAGAGGGACGACGAGGAGGAAGAGCAGTGAAATATCACGCCGTATTCTTCGACAAGACCGGTATCCCGTATGTGACGGTGCAGAACGAGGATCGTGATGATGCAACAGAGATGATGATGAACCATATCGGCAAGAAGAAGGCCGAATATGTCACCGAGTTCCGTGCATCGGACGATCATATCGTTATCATATTCAAGGAGATGACGCCATGAAGGTCGAACACATATTGTTCACGGTAATCGCAGTCGCTCTTGTAGCGATAGCGTGCACGAGCGTGGCGATGGTAATGGCCAAAGATCCTCCCCCTGTTAAAGAGGACAACAACATAGAACAAGAGATGTCTGATCTGGCCAAGGAATTGAACGCCGATCCACATATGTACGTCTATGTCGGCACAACGTCCTATCACGCTGTCAATTCCAAAGAAAGCACATCATCCGAATACTTCAATCTCGCGACCGTGAACGGGGTGATAGTGACATATCTCGGTCCGACCGCCACAGGTGTGAAGACCGTTACTGAGAAAGCATCGTTCTCCCCCTACGAGAGCGGATTGATATACATCAGCGAGGTATCTACTGAGTACACCATAGACGCGCCGATCCCCGACGGTTACCCCGCCAACGCAATCTGGCTGCCGGTATACAAGGACACGACCAACATCGCGAAGAAATATATCCCGTACGACAGCATATCGAGAGTTGTCACGGAAAAACCGCTAATAACGACGGTGAGTCCATGAAAGCGGTAGCTTACGACCCAGCCACACAGACCATCCGCCTGTGCAAGCTCAAGCGCACCGGTGAACAGGTGCTGATGACCGAAGCGCATGAGGACGTGACGGAGATGTGCGTGCGTGCAGTCGTCGCCATGCTGCTCGAGAAGGGGCCGATGCCCATGAGGCTCAACGGGAAGGATCTCGTACTGGCCCTCGCGGAGACAGGAGAATGAACTTCGACATGGAATTTCTGGTCCCGCCGGCCCGTATGACCTTCGAGCAGGCACAGGATCTGCAGAGGTTCGCCGATGCATACGACCTGCAGATGTCCTTCGAGGGATTCACCGGAGTGATCTCGTTCACAGAAGTACCATCTCCGAAGGAGTTCATCGTCATCGACAGGATGGCGGAACTGGCCGCCGCCCCGATGGGCATATCTGCCGAAGGGGTCATGGATTTCAGGAAGTATTTCGGAAAGGAGGCTGTGATGACCGCCAAGACCATAAGGACATATTGTCAGCTGTGCGAAGGAGGAAAGGTATGGTGACCGTAAGGATACAGTGCCGTTTGGACAAGGATTCGTATGACCTGATGGTAAAGAACCTCAGCGACGGCGAAAGTGTCAGCGACTTCGTCCGCAAGGCCGTCCAATTGGAGAATACCCTGCGTCTTCTCGGAAAAGATAACTGACACTTTATAAACCTTTTAACCTATTCCCTTTTCATGAACGAAGATCTCCGTACCTTTCTCTTCACCGCACTGCCTGTAATGATCGCCGCTTTCTTCACCATAGCGCTCACACTCATCTGTGAGACCCGCTGGATAACAGCTCTGGTGCAGATCCCCGTCTGGGGTGCACTGGTCTGGTGGGTCTACGCACTAAAAAATTACTTCGGCCTTATAGAGTGAGAAAGGTCCACAGAAGATGAGAGGGAGGTCTTGCGGCCTCCCTTAAATTGTTTTTCAGAGAACCATCTTCAGTCTGTTCTCAAAGAACGGACTGGAGCGCGTTGATCTTGGTCTGGACGGCCTCGCGGATCTCCGCGAACTCGTCAGGGACCCTGATCTGTGCTGCGACGTACTCGTTGACTGCGTCGGCGACGAGGATCTCGTCGTACTTCTCGCTGACACTGCCGTCCTCGACAGCGACCTCGATGAATTTGACGTACTTGCCGTCGAGGACACCGATGTTGGTCTGCTCGTCAACGCTGTAGGTGACGGTGACGGGCTTGGCGATCACTGTGCTCCCTCCTCTAAAGGGGCTTCCGTCGCCTCGGCCTCAGCCTTCTCAGCATCTTCGATGGCCTTCTCGACGTACTTCTTCGTCTGCTTCTTGTTGAGTCCGAGCTCTTTGGCGGTCTTCTGAGCGGCCTCGATGGCCTTCTTCACGGCCTCAGAGACCTCACCGATCGCCTCAGTCGTCTCGTCCGCCTTCTGCTTGAGGAACTTTCCGAGACCGGAAATTCCCTCATTGAACAGAATGGTGAACACGATTCCGCCGACGAGTGCGATGACACCTGCGGCGAGGATGTAGTCGACCAGCTCGGGCTCGAGAATGCCGAGCCTGAACGGTGCCACGGCGGCTCCGTAGAATGCGATGACCGCGGTGAGTGCGATCGCGAAGATCTCAGCTCCGATGAAGCCGATCGCTCCTTTGCCGAACAGCTTGTTCGTCTGTCTGTTCTCACCGTGTCTCTTGTTGTGCTCAGCGTATCTCCACAGGTATGTGGCGACACCGAAGAACACCGCGAATGCGATGGAAGCGATGAGAACATAGAGTTCCATATCACTAGGGATTGCAACCATAGTACTTTCTCCTGACTTCGGACGGTCGAGTATATCTTTGATTATCCTCACCATGCTCGCGATAGCTGCGACCGTGGTGAGGACACCGATGTCCCCTCCGTCCTCCGCCATGGTCAGTATATGGGGTCCTACCTTTTTAAAGGGTAAGTCACAATGAGATGACCGCCGTGCCCGTCCATTTCTTCCACTGGCCGTCCCAGCCGTAGTAGTCACCCGTGGAGGCATCTACGGCGAAGCAGCCGATGTTAAGGGTGGGGAACTGTGCGGCGTTGGCAGAGGCGGAGGGTGCGCCCTTGCATGCCCAGACCTTGGCGTACACCACGTCCTTTATGATCTGGATGGGATCGTAGGATGTCCACGACGGTGTGCTGCCGGTCGCGGCGGAATTGTACTTGTACGCGAAGGTATCCGGGTTGTTGTTCTGACCGGGCGTCCTGACGCGGTACGCGTCGTACTGGTTGACGTCACTGCTGGTGAGTGCTGCAAGGGCCGCAGCGTCTATGTTGCCTTTGAAATTGAGTGCCATGGGTGATGATGGCGTTGCAGGTAAAAAAACCCTTATGTCATAAGGGCCGTCCCTCAGTTCGCTGACGCTCACGGACGAACATGGGTAAAGGGACGGGAGACCGGGCTGGGAGTGCAAACGGGAATAAGGACGGACCCGGATCCCATGGTGTCTATGGAGATATAGGTATATGAACATTTACACGGAATAGGTATTAATATAGGTATATGATATAGGTATATCATAGAATATACAAGGTAAGTACATGCCGGAAGAGATAACGGATCAGGAAAGAGAAGAGCTCAAGAATGAGAAGGAACCGAGAAAGAAGAGGGAGATGACGGCCGAAGAGATAATGAAGTGCCCGACATGGGACTGCGACGGAGGACCGGAGATCATCAGGGATTACACCCTTCCGGACGGAAAGGAGGTCTGGATGGTCTGGTGCCCGGTGTGCAAGGGATGGATATCGAGATACATCGTCGGGGACGACCCCTACGGACAGGGTGCGAGGATCTGGGAAGAGATGAGGAGGGGGACATGACCACCAAAGGTGTGCTGAAGAAGCGCATAGAGGCCGTGCTGAGGGAGAAGGGCCCGATGAAGTCCAGGGAGATCGCACGCGAGCTGGGGGAGGACCCTCAGGCGGTGGCCTCGTGCATAAGGTCACTGGCCTATGCGGGGAGGATCGCCGCCGCCAGGAAGGACTCCACCAACGGGTATGACTGGGGACCGGTGTGATGTATGCAGGAGATGGAACATTGATGTCCTGCGCAGTGCACCAGAGGCGTACGAGTAAGGGTGATGCGTCGATCCGACCAACGAAAATATTATATTGTCAGACATATTGTCAGACAATATGAGAGAATACCTCCATATCATGAAGAATGGCAATTCGTTGTGCGTGAACATCACCAAGATGTGCCGCAGGCTCGGATTGAATGCAGGTGACCGCGTATTGGTGGATCTGACGAAGGATTTCACGGACAGGATCGGATCCGACAGTGCGTTGAACACAAATGACGGTATCATGGTCCTCAGACGCATCTTCGAGACCGAAAGGAGGGCTTTGTTCCTCACACAACTGGAGTTCTTCGCCTATGAGATGACGGGCACCCCTGATCGCGTGACAAAGGAAGCCGCGATGGAACTCGTACTCAGAGGGGACCTGGAATTCGACAACGGCGGAAGATTGGTGCCAGCTGTATGGAAAGGACCGCTCTCCAACGGACACGGGGACCTGCCGGGATTGGATTGGTGACACCTGAACAGGCCGATGCGGAATTACCCCCTATAATGCTATATCGCACCCTATACGGGGCCATACGGTGCTCCCTATAATGCTATATCGCGAAAGATACGCCCAATAATACTGTGTGATTACCCCATATAATGCTATATCGTGAAAATCATAGGATGCTGCGGGATCAATACCCATAGGCGGGGGGTGTTCCGAATCCGTAGCGCGGGGGATAATTGCCGAGAGAAGTAGGAAATTCTTCTTCTTATGAGTTCTCAGGAACACTGGGAATTCACAGATTTCTCAGAAATGAAAAATTTGTGAATTTTCAGAAAAACTGAGAATTCAGAATTTCAGATCGACAAGGCCCCCACACGGAGTGGGACCGAGCGAGATCTGGAAGATCGAGCGAGAAGGGGTGTATCCCCCCTGTGTGTATATACACATAGGGTGTGGGTACCCTCTCCCCACTCACCAACAGATATGGAGGAAACAGATATGGCTATCTACAACATATTCGAAAGGCTCAGCGCAAAGACCGACAAACCCTACTTCACGATGTCCCTCGTCACCGACGACGGATTCGTGGACATGGGATTCGCACAGTTCTCCAGGACAACTGGAGCAAAGGCTCTCTACGAGCAGGTCAGGGATGAAGGTCTCCTCAAAGAGGGCGAGACCGAGAAGGGAGCATACAAGATGCTCACGGTCGCAATCGAGGATGAGAACCTCGTCCAGATCAAGAACACCGTGGTCATCAAGGACTTCGCACCCATCCTGTGAGTCAAACGGGGGCTTCGGCCTCCGACCACTTCTTTTTCTTATGGGTCTAGAGGGTTAAATTCCCGAGTCTTCCCACGTAAAGACACTGAAAAGGTGGTATGAATGAACGACAACATCGTCTGTTTTGAGAGCTGTGTCCTCTACATCGAGAGACACAGCGAAGCCCAGCACTACGACATCAGCAACGAGGCACTGAAGAATGCCGCGACCCTCATGGCCCAGAGATACCTCTCGAAGGGATCTCGCTTCGACTCATACCCGGCGTATGAGATCGAGAGTGCGGCCGATGCAGCCATCTTCGACGCCACCGTCGCAGAGGGGTGCCCTGCCTTCTGAGGGCAAACAAACCCCGGCGAAGCCGGGGGCTTCCACATTTGAGAGTGATAAGATGACGACAACACAGTGGCTTTTCGCACCGACTGTCAAGCACCTTTTCGATTTGGGTGAGAAGAACAGCGGAATGGCAGAGAGGGAATTCGAAGCAACATACAAACACCTTGAGAGATACATCGCAGACAACCTCATCGTCCGTGTGAAAGACCCCCAGGACATCACCGTGTACTTCACCGACAAGGTCACCCTCATAGTCGGCGGTGAATGGGGCAGAACAATCTCTCTGTCATACACGGACAACGAACGTCTCGATGGCATCGCGGACAGACTGATCAAAGCCTTCAACTATGAGGTCAAGAAAGAAATACCCAGGGAAATGGAAGAATTACTCAGAGAAATGAGAGAATGATAACATGGACGGAAAATGGAACGGATATCAAGACATAGAATTGACTGCCCCGATGACAGTCGATGCACCCAGGATGCTTCACATACTTGACCACTGGATGATGATGGGCAAGATGACACTTAATGAAAAGGAGAAAGAGATCAAGGTCACATATCATATCAAGGTAAATACCGCCGATAATAACACAAGACACTATTGCATCACGGCAACCCGCAAATGGAACCTCTCAGGAGGACGTCACGATGCATGGTATGTATTTGCGAAGGCAGACTCAAGCCGCAGGATGCCTCACCGCAAGGACTTCGACGATAGAGCAGCTACACTCGAAGAGAGGCTCAAAGAGGCTTCAAAATGGATCGAAGAACACATCAGGGACTTCGCACTCGGAAGCTTGACATATGAAGATTTTAACTATGAATGAAGTGATAACATGGATTATTTGAGATTTCTGAACACACTCACAGTCCTGTACGATATCGGACTTGTCACCGTGACATGTCTTGGCATAGCGTGCACGATAGAACTTCTTCAGCACCTTGGGGTGATATGATGGAACTGAGCATAAGAGTACAAGCATACATGAACTGGCTCTTCGGATTCGATCTGAAGAGGATGAAAGAGGTAACCATCGAGGTCACTGAAGAGATGAAACTGATGAGGCCCAGTGATACCGACTGGGATCACATGGATGGCAACGAATTCACGGACATCGCGTCAAGAGCATTGAGAACGGTCAGGGACGAGAATCCCTGGCTCTTCCTATGAGGTGATAAAATGCACACAAAAGAGGACATACAAGCAAAACTGAAGGAACTCGTGAACGCAAGGATGATGCGTGAGGAGGACTACAAGGACTTCTCACTGATGATCGCCGAGGAGATCATCATGCACCGCAACGTGGACAAGCTGTTCGAGGAACCGCTTGAGACGTGGAAGGCGATCGCGGATGCGGAGATCGACCACGCCCTGCAGGACTGGGCCTTCGACCTTCGCTGCGAAACATCGATGGATGAGATGAAATGCCCGTTCTGCGGAAGCGAGGACATCACTCTGGATACCAACGTCACGCCCGCCATATGCAACGGCGTGAACGAGGAAGAAGGCGTCTTCCTGTACGAGTGTGAGGACTGCAGGAAGCATTTCTACATCTACGAGAAGACCGAAGCTGTAAGAAGAATCGTCACGAAGACCGTCGATGAGATGGTGGACAGGACCGGTGACACCGGACTCTGGTGACAACCGACCCCCGCGAAGCGGGGTTCTCCTCTCCTTTATGGTGATAATATGACTGCAGAATTGATAGGCGAGAACGACAGATGCAGGTTCTACCGCACAAAAAGATGCGCGGAACTTGAAACGATACCCGAATACATCGAAAAATACGGGGAAGGGATCTATTTCATCAGAACGATCTTCAAGGACCCCAAAGAGAACAGCGACCTCTATGATACCTATCTCATCATCGATAAGGATCAACAGCCCATCGCCGAGGTGGAAGAACGCACCGAGAAAGGCATGGAATGGGTCCTGAAGAGAGAGATCGAATATCTTCAGAGATCATAATGTCTTAAAGGACTTAAGCCGAGCATACCGATCCCGGGGTGCACACATTCGCATCCAATCCGCCAGTTGCCTA